TTAGCCGCTTTGGCTTGATATGTAGGTTCGGCTAGATGTTTTTCACCTTCATCCAAAAACTCTTCATTGGTCAAAGTCATTGCCCACTTAAGATAGTCAAGACCTGCTTCCGGACAGCGCCAGTTTCGGTACCAGCGGCGCCACCAGGGATAACTGTACTTTTTACGAGTTTCGTCGTCCCAAAGACAGTGATGCCAAGCCTGTTCTATTTCAACAAAATCCACAAGTTCGTTAAAAAGACATGGAAGAAAACGGTTGCCAACATCACGCCACTCACCACGAGGAATATCGCTTGGGTGAGCAGTGAGAGCGTGGGCTTTAGTGACCCAGCGATTGTTGACATAATAGCGTACATCGTTGATCCTTTCGGGAATATAGCACCAAACGTCTTGAAGTTTGTCTAAGCCTTCTTCAGCCAGCCACCAACGGACGGGATAGCGAGCCTTAGCGGCTTCTTCCCATTCGCGCCATTCTTTACCGGTACCACACTTAATTTTGGTAGTACCGCGGATCCAATCCGCAAATTTTGAGCAAGTCCAATAATTTCTCATAGTGTTTTCTTTCTGTCGAACAACTTAATTATACGAGATCTTTAAAAACCTGTCAATATCGTTTGGAAAACGACTCAAAACTTTCTTTGGTAACCTGCTAGATTAAGCATTAGGCTATACTGTTCGTAGGCCTTTTGGACAGCAGGATTGGTATGCCGATAGTGAGACTCTTCTCGTTCCTTGTCCATTAGCGTTTGGAACATATCAATTTCGCCAGTACTATGCCTCTGCCACTTAAAGAATCGTTGTTCCATTTCAACCAATGCTGCCAATCTACCTTCCGGTATTTCTAAAGTATAAACTTTCTCAGTATCGTATTGAACGATGTCGTTGCGAATAATGTCTGCACGTTCAGGATCTGTAAAAAATCTAGGAGGATGATATCGTGCTCTGCGCTTTTGATCGTTCAGGATACGGACCTCGTAGTTTTCACAGAAGTCTTTGAGTTCTTCAGACATTTTGTACTAGGCTTTCGCTCATCGGAAAGATCGCAGCGATTGCCGTAGCACAGGCTAGAGCAACAAGTTGATGTTCTTTCTGGGTACCATTGCCTGAACGTAGTTCAATAAAGTGAATCCACGAACGAAGTGTGCCGTTCATATAGAGTCTGCTTTCAATTAGGCCTTCTGGAAGAACAGCACGAGCCTGTTCCTTGGCTATGCCATTAGCGATAGCCCACTCGTATTCTCTTTGTGAGGCATAGATGACTCGTTGTTGAGCTCTGTACCATTCATTTTGTAGAAGTTGATCTTCCACTTCGACACTGTTTTGTCTGTTCTTAGGGTCTTGGAGTCGTGCTTCTCTTGTAACGAATTTGAGATCTTTAGTTGGGTCAGCATAGCGTTGACTGAATTCTTGGAAACTAAAACTTCTATGTCTGAGAATCTGTCTTGCGATATCTCTGGTGGTTGTGATTTCAACGCAGGCTGAAACCATTTCAAGGGGGCTCCAGTGTGCGTGTTTAACAAGATATCGTATAAGCTTCTCTGATGTCTCTGTATTGAATTGGTTGCTTGGATTCGAGACACGGGCGCAATACGCAATGAGTTCCTGCGCATCTGCGATGCCCATATCTGCAAATTCTGCTGTTGGTTGTGAATAGGATACCAGCTTAACATTCATTCTTTCTCTTCTTTCTCTTCCGGAAAACACAATGATTCCATTGTCTTATAATGTTCATAGGCTTTTTTTAGAGCCTCAAACTTTTCTAGTTTTTCTGGATTCGGAACAAGAATAGATAATCTCTGTTCCATTTTGGTCATGAAATCTTTTAGACTTTTACCATCAATTTTAAGATCAGCACCTTGAGCCATTTCAATACCATCACTATTGATATGAACAGTATTTGACGATGTGGTTGCCCAACTATAATTATTATTACTATTATTACCAATAGTGTAAACACCTCCAACTCCACCTCCGGCAATGGAATAGTTCATTGAAGGTAAGGTTATAGTTGATCCTGAATATAAATTATCATCCAATGTGATATAATCAGTAGTGGATAGTGCTGGCTCAGCAGCACCAAAGTCTAGATCTAATGTTACTGTATCAGTGACTGTGATGCTGTCTGAGTTGCTGCCACTGAGGATAATGTTATCCTTGTTGTCCATATTAGGCCTTTGCTGCGGCTTTGGCTGCTTTCTGCGACTCTTTGGATTCCTTGCGAGAGTTTTTTTCTTCTGTGATTTCATTACGGCGAGTTTTGACCAATTTGCCTACTTCTTGTAAGGCTTTACGAGCACGGGTACCTGCAGCAGAGTTGCCGCCGGTAAACTTAGCATCTTCTGCTAAAAAGTTTTCAAATGCTGATTTGAGTTGTTCTACTGTGTTTGACATTTTGTTTTCCTTATAAAATGTGTCTAATACTTATAAAATAATCTGGTGTGGTCGGTAGGATTCGAACCTACAAAGGCTGTGTCTAAGACGGCGCCCCATCACCAGCCTTCCTTTCGGAGAGGCGGCAGGTCTGCCTATATTCCACTCACGACCACAAGTATATTATATAACCTTAATCTTAAAAAAACAATAGCTGATGGATTAAATACTAGCAGTTTATGATGCACGACTTTCAAAAAATACCGTTTCAAAATATCGTTAAGTTTGGACAGAGAACAATGTTACAAAGACCCTTGTTCTCTGTCAGTTGGATATTGGGTCGATTCTGTAATTATAATTGTTCCTATTGTTGGCCCTATGCTAGAACTGATCGTATAGACCATTTGTCTTTGGAAATATATAAAAATACAGTAAACGAAATCAAACGTCAGGCTCGACAAAATGGTTTTACAGAATTTCATTGGAGTTTTAGCGGCGGTGAACCTACAGCATTTAAGCAACTTCCCGATTTGATTAAGCACATCGATGACGGAATAAACACACCTTATCAAAGTATTCATATGACCACTAATCTTTCGCCTGGATCTAAATGGTGGAAAAATTGGGCAAATATCACAGCGAATTTACAAAGACGAAGTATTACAGCAAGTTATCACGCAGAGTTTGCCAAGGAACAGGAATTTGGAGACAAATGTCTTCAACTTATATATGATAATGTATACGTTACAATTAATCAGGTGATGGTACCAGATAAATTTTTTGAATTATATGAACGCTGTGAAAGATTGAATAATCGAGGAATTAATGTAACTTTAAAACCGCAAAGCGATCCAACAGCTAGTCGGGTGATAGAAGGTTATACAACAGAAATGATTAATCTAATGCAGACAGGTTTCCCTCAGCAAATATCAGGAGAAGAATTATATCAAATATCTCTTTATGATAAAAATAATACAGAATATTATTTTGATCAAGCAGAAAGATTCAATGCTTATGGCTTCAATAAATTTAAAGGTTGGAATTGTAATTCTGGCTATCAAAGTATTATAATAAGAGGAGAAGAAATAAAAAGAGGATATAGTTGTCAAGAAGATGCGATAGGCAAAATTACAGATGGCTTTAAAATTTTTAACTCTCCGAAAAAATGTGTAACAGATAGTTGCGTAAGTTCTGCTGATTCAAAGATTCCTAAAACGAATGTATAATATCAATACTATTACCGATCTTCATATAGAGCTAACTGATCGATGTCAGGCTAGTTGTCCTATGTGTGCTAGAAATGTAAACGGCGGTAAAGAAAGGGAATTCGTGGGAAAAAATGAAATAACTTTAGAAGTTTTTAAACAGTGGTTTCCTTCTGAGTTTATTAAACAGCTTAATCATTTTTATGCTTGTGGTAATTATGGAGATCCTATAATCGCTAGAGACTGCTTAGAAATATATGAATATATAAGGTCTCTTAACAATAACTGTCATTTAGGAATTCATACCAATGGAAGTGCTCGTGAAAGTAAATGGTGGAGTGATTTAGCCAAGGTGTTAGGAAATAATCATACCTGTACTTTTGGAATAGACGGATTTGAACACAGTCACAATTTATATAGAAGAGGTACAAATTGGCAAAAGATCATCGATAATGCATCTGCATTTATAAAAGCAGGCGGTCATGCTGAAATTGATTGTCTAGTATTCAAACACAATCAACATGAAATAAATCAGTTTCAAGATAAAATGTTAACGTTAGGGTTTAAAAAAATAAATTTTAAATATACAAGAAGATTTTATGATATGAGTGAATTTCCTGTAGAAGACAAAGAAGGAAATATAGAATATTACTTAGAGCCAGCCATACAGGAATCTGTAATCGAATTTTTACCTCTTAAAAAAATCAGCGAAGACATTTCGATATGGGAAGAAAAGGTATCAAAGTCAATCATCAAACCTAAATGTATTGAAAAAAATGAAATTTTTGTAGACAGTAAAGGCAATGTATTTCCCTGTTGCTGGATAGGATCGGACTGGGCGGAACAACCGATACCTGAAACTATGCCTATACAAAAATTAAGAAATTTAGTCGTGAACGATACCAAGAAAAAATTTGAAAAAATAGGTATAGATAATCTCAACAAAATTAAAATTATGGAATTATCTTGGAATAACTTAAATGATACATTACAAGAAATCAAACCATGGACTTGTGTAAAAAACTGTTATGCTTAATACTTCAACAAACTTAAATTTTTTAGTTGATTTGGAACATCTCCATTATTGGATGATGGCAATTAGGGACAGTCATAATCCGATACGCACGTTAGATGCTTTCTGGAAAGGTCAAATTTCTAGTAAGCTATGGCTGATACAAAATCTTAGACCCGTTGTATTAGAGAATTTTAGTTCTAAGAAGGTTAATATTGATGTACATGGCGGCTGGGTAGGTGTATTGTCCAGTATGATTTTTCAAAGTGACCTACCAGTTTTAAATATTCGTAGTATTGATATAGATCCAGGTTGCAAGGATATAGCCACAAAGATGAACAAAATAGAAGAAATTCAAGGTAGATTTAAATCAATAACTGCTGATATGTGTTCGATTGATCCCGAAGGTGACATTATTATTAATACAAGTTGTGAACACATTACACAACGGCAATACGATGATTGGATTAAAAAGATTCCTGATGATAAAATTTTAGTTCTTCAGAGTAACAATTATGATATTTCTGAACACATTCGTACAGCAAAAAGTTTGTCTGAATTTCGATCACAATGCGATATAAATGTACTATGGGAAGGCGAATTTGAAACACAGCTATATACTCGTTATATGTTAATAGGAAACAGAAAATGATTGAAACGGGTATTGTAAAATGGTACAATGATTCTAAAAGATATGGATTTATTATCGCTGATCGCGATGGTTCAAATATTTTTGTAGAAAAAAAACAAATTTTAAGTGTACCCCAGACTATATTCGAATTACAAAAGGTAGAATTTATTAGAGAAAAAACTGAAAGAGGGTACTTGGCCATCGAAGTAAGAATCTTAGAATTACAAGAAAGAAAGTTATTAGAATTTCCTCGAATTAGTATTTTTGATAACTTATTGGATCAAGAATTTTGTAATAATTTGATACTTAAACATCAAACAGTTGGAATGAATCCAAACAGCGGTTATCAGAGTCGTATAGAATCGTATGCACAGGTAACGGAAGAAGTAGAAAATAGAGGCATAAGCCTAGGAGTAGACCCGTATGATTACGATATACTAGCTACGGCTATAGTAAAAGCTGCAAGAATTCCGTATAGTCATATAGAAGCCATTGACATTTATAACTATAACGAAGGCCAATTTTTAGCTTACCATCATGATTATCCGTATGATTCAAAACAGATCAATTATTATAAGTATGGCGGGGATAGAGTAGGAACTGGTATATTTTACCTCAATGAAGATTTTGACGGAGGGGAAACATACTTTCCTCATCATGATATTACTGCCTATCCTAAAGCGGGATCATTTTTATATTTCGAACAAGGGTATGACGAAGCAACCAATTGGTCAACAATACACGAAAGCAAAATGATAACCAGAGGTACTAAATGGATCGCTAGTTGCTTTTTTAGTGACAGACCTAGAGTAGGGTGGAGTCCGAGAGACAATTTATATAAGGAAAAACAATGAAAATTTTATTAACAGGGAGCTCGGGATTCATCGGTTCTCATATGACACCGATTTTAGAAAAAAATCATGAACTGCACCACTTGAAAAGTAATCTTCTAGATTACAAATCTGTCCAGGAAGAAGTATTATCTATTTCTCCTGAAATAATAGTACATCTTGCTGCCCGTACCGAAGTTGAAAGAAGTTTTTATGAACAAACAACATTTAGCGAAATCAATTATGTTGGAACAGTAAATCTTATAGAAGCAGCTGCCCGCATAAAAAATTTTAAAAATTTTGTATTTGCCAGTACAATGGAAGTTTACGGTTGGCAACCTATAAGTGATATAGTAAAAGGAGGATTAGTTCCTAGAGATTTTATTGCCTTTAATGAAAATACATCACCGAATCCCAACGCACCTTATGCCGTGGCCAAGTACGCCTGTGAAAAATATCTAGAGTATGCATATCGCTGTTACGGTTTACCATTTACTGCAATAAGACAGACTAATAGTTATGGAAGAAAAGATAACGATTTTTTTGTGACAGAACAGATCATTAGTCAAATGATACGCAGTCCAGACGAGATTAATTTAGGATATGCAGAACCTTATAGAAATTTTATTTTTATCAGTGATCTTCTAGATGCTTGGATAGAAGTAATAGAAAACTACGACAGGGTACAAGGAAAAATTTTTACCATAGGACCAAACGCTCCTATTAAAATTAAAGATTATGCACAGAAAATTGCTAATAAATTAAATTGGAACGGTCAAATAAATTGGGATACTAAACCTAAAAGACCAGGAGAAATTTATTGGCTTAATAGCTGTCATGATCTAATTACATCTACTATAGGATGGAAACCAAAAATTGATTTGGATTTTGGTTTAGATCAAACGATTGATATCTGGCTTCATAATTATGAAAATAGATAATTGGATTCCTTTCTTTAAATTTGATGAAAACGGGTTCGGTGGAGCTATGTCTCAACAGACCTACGAACCGTTAATTAGTCCCGACGGCAAAACATTCTGTGCTAATTATGATTGGAATAACAAATATCAACGATACGAACAATCTGTACGTTTAGACTACACTAAAGAAGTAGTTGACTATTTCTTTTCTAAGGAAATCGAATACGCTCAAAGATTTGCAGGTCGATCCTGGGCTCCTGAAATTTTAGAAATTGATCGCAGTAGACATAGAATTTATTATAGATGGAATAATCCATCTTGTAATGAAATAATTTATCGAGATAAAAATTACCCTGTCGAATGGAAAAAGCAAATCAACAAAATAATAACTGAAATTTATCAGCTAGGTGTCTACAAATTAACAATGTATCCTCACTGTCATTATATAGATAATGAAGGACAGATGCATACTATAGATATGTACGGCTGTGTTGAAGTGAATGATCCTTTTATAGAAAAAAAAATTATGGACGGAATAATTCACGGCACCGCTAGATTTAGACTAGACGAAACTGGACCGATAATTAATGACAGATATAATTTAGAAAAAATGTTTTTTAATAGTTTACGTACTCATGTAAAATGGGGAGAACATACTTTAGATTTTATCTATCAAAACATACTCGGAGATAGCAATGAAATATATAGGTAATTGTGCAGACAGAATAAATTGGAACGAAGTAATTAGATTGTGTCAACAAAGTATTACTGGAGATAAAAATACAGTTACTTCTGTAATTGATAGATCCGAAGCAACCTTTCAAAATCGAGAACCGATGCCTGCTCAGGTTTTGATAGAAGCCGGTGAGCAGTTAAAGAATGAACAATTATTAAAAGATTATAGAGAAGTAATAGGTGCTTGGAGAGATGCAGGATGCGATCTGGAAAAAATTTATTGGTTTGATTATTATCCCGGTGATCATTATCCGATTGAAGTTTCAGACACTTTTGCAAACATAGTCGGAATAAAACCATTAAGAATTTTTGTAAGTGAAGTATTTCCCGGAATAACAGTTCCGTATCATTGGGACGTGGAAGATAAAGAACAGGAATGGTTAAAAGATCATGGAATGCTTTATAGATATACCTGTTGTATGGATATCCCTAGAACTGGTAGTGTATTAATAGTAGACAATCATTGCCTGTATGATTTTAAACAAGGGGATATTTTCGAATGGGATAGTTATAGAAATTATCATTCTGCAGCTAATGGCGGCGAACACATACAATACTATTTTCATATGTTAGGATATAAAGTGAAATGATAGAAAAAGTTGGAAATTGTTCAACAATTATAAACTGGAATAAGATAATAGCAGATATCGAAAATCAAAAACCTTCCTATGTAGGACCTAGTCATAAAGAAGGAGATCCGATTCCGGGACTCGATGAAGTAACTGATATGTGGAAACGTGCAGGACTTAAAACTTCTGCCCAAGGAGGAACAGTAGAATGGGATATGTTCTTACCTTATAAAAATTTTGATATAAAAATAGTTGAACAATTTTGTGAATTTGTCGGCCTAAAAAATTATACAAGTTGCTGGATAAGCAGAATAAATCCCGGACGATGCTCTCCCTGGCACTGGGATGTTCACGACGACGAAGTAAATTTATCTAAAAGAACAGATATAATTAGATATCATTGTCATATGGGACAACCTGCACACGGTCATGTTTTGATAGTAGACCAGATTTGTTTGTACAATCGACCACAAGGTGAGGTCTATAAATGGCCTTCAAGAACGACTTGGCATTGCGGTCTTAATAGTGGTCTAACTCCTAAATATCTTTTTAATATATGGTAGAAAAATGAATAATCAAAAATTAAATGATCAAGATGTTCCGATTACAGAAATTTTTTATATGCAGAAATTTATGCAAATTCAAAGACAGAATGTTGTATTATCAAATAAGTTACGAATGTTATACGAAGATCAAAATATAAAAAATATAATTGAAACTAATATAGATAATAGTTTTTTCGATATACTTAAAGAAACACCGGCATGAATGAAATTTATTGGATGCAATCTGAAAACAGTAAAATAGGACGTTGGCAGCGTAAAATTGAAGAAGACACAGGGTCTAAAACATTCTGTGTTTTGCCCTGGATACATTTTGCTACAAGACCCAACGGAGATATGCGTCTTTGTTGTAATTCTAATAGTAGTGGTGCAGGAATAGATCACGAAATTGGTCTGGTAAAAAATGAAACGGGAAGACCGGCTAACTTCGGCAAAGAAACTCCTATGAGTGCTTGGAACAATGAATACATGCAAAATGTAAGAACCAGCATGCTTCAAGGTAACATACCACAAAGTTGTAAAAAATGTTTTGACGAAGAAAGCAAGGGTGTTGCTAGTAAACGTATATGGGAAACAGCTACCTGGGTTGAAGAAGGAATTGATCTTGCTCAACTCATTGATCAAACGTCTGAGCAAGGTACAGTTCCAGAACAATTGATTTATTTAGATCTTAGATTGGGACATACTTGCAATCTAAAATGTGTGATGTGTAGTCCTCACGACAGTAGCCAATGGGTTTCTGAACACAAAAAAATCTACCCGTTATTTAAAAACGAAGAAATTAAAAAACAAATGTCTTGGGATAGAAAAGAATTTAATAATTTTTGGCATGAAAATCCTACATTTTGGAAAGAAATATACGCACAAATTCCTAATCTGAAACAGGTATATTTTGCAGGCGGCGAGCCTTTAATGATTCGAGAACATAAATTGTTCTTAGAAGAAATAATTCGTCAAGGATACGCGGATAAAATATTAATAAGATACAATACAAATGGCTTATTGTTAGATGAATCTATAATTGATCTATGGACAAAGTTTAAAAAAGTCAAGGTTGGATTTAGCATCGATGCTGTCGGAGATCGCAACTACTATATTCGTTATCCTAGTGATTGGAACACCATTGAAAAAAATCTACATAGGCTAGATGATACGCCAGACAACATACAGGTCAGTATAGCCACTGCTATACAGATCTTGAATATAAAACATCTACCAGATTTTGCTCGTTGGAAGATACAGCAAAACTTTAAGAAAATAAATTTTGAAAATATTACTGGGGGTATACAGGCTGGAGGTGGTATTGTTAATATGCATCTATTGTATATACCTACTTTTTTAAGTATTCAATGTTTGCCTTCGGAGGATAAAGCAGAAGTCAGACGTAAATTTGCGGAATTCGCTACATGGCTACACGAAAACTACAGACAAGATAAAGATTACTGGAAAGATAATCCTTACGGTTGGAAAAGATGGCAGGCTGTATTAGAGTTTATGGATTCTCAAGATCTCTCACATTTATTACCAGCTTTTAAAGAATACATTAATACATTAGATAATTATAGAAAAACTGATTTTAAAACAATCTTACCAGAATTGCAACATCTAATACAATAAAATTTATTCCTATAAAATCTGTTTAGTCAAAGGTATATCTGCTGCACAGGTACACCAATCTCTCGTACATATAACAGGCTCTCGAGGAGCAATGAATGTTCCTTGATATATATTACCGAGACTTCCGCCAACTCTGCAAGTAGCGCGATGCACTTCGCCGTCCCAATTAATCATTAAACTTTCTATTCCTGCATTACATTTCCAACCCTTAAATTGATTTAAATTTTTTTTAATAATGTCGTTAGCATGAATTATGTATTCGTTATCTACTCTACAATTAGGTTTGGCAGTAGCGTCTTGAGATAAAATCCATTCTAAATCTTTACCGTCATATTTTAAGTCATCGAAAATATTATGATCGCCGTCTGTCCATCTTATTCTTCTTACTGCATATTTTATTCCTATTTCGTTAAATTTTTTGATTACTTTTTTAACCTGAGGTATAAAAGAATGATGCGCCATTACATTTACAAAAAATTCTCTTTCAGTAGCATCGTAATATTTTAATATTGTATCTACTATTCTAGTATAGTCAAATTCGAAATGTAAACTAAAAACCAAATGATTAAAAAACATTTCATTTTCTAAATACCATCTATAACCTCTAGTACCGTTGGTAGTAACATTTACCCAGAACACATTTTTTCGTTTAAAATAATCTAATAAATCTTCTATATCGGGATGTACGCAAGGTTCTCCTCCAGTGAGACTTATTCTTAAAGGTGTTTTTAGTTTACAGAGTTGATCTACAGCACTTTCTAATATGTTAATATCTGTATGATTACTAACATTATCGTGAATGCTTGTGGGACAATAACTACAATCATAGTTACAACGTTTGCCCAAATTCCATTCTATTTTAATTTGATCTTGATGCGGATAAACCGGATTAATTTGTTTCATATAATGTTGAAAATTTGGAATGATTAATTATACTTTCGTAGTACATATCGCTATCGAAAAACTCAATGCTTGTAATTTCAGTATCCGATCTGACAAATTCTTTGTTCCACTTTAATTTACAAATATGATTAGGTACATACCAATCGCTTACAGTAGGATGAAACGATAAAAAATCATCAGTGATTATTATTTGACCTAAAATGTATCTGCCAAAAGATAAATTATTAAGGTTATCGAGATTCACATTATTATTTACAGCCCAGGGATAGAAATTTTTTTCGTCAAATTTTCGATAAGGATTCTCTACATGAAAAAATATACAGGTTTCGCTGTTAATGGTAGACTGTAAAACTAATTCGTCCATACTGTCATTTCCTTTATAAATTTCTAACCAATCTTTTCCTAAAGTTCCGTACCCTAAAATTAAATCACCCCATTTATGTTCTGTGGTGATCCATAATTTATGTTCTTCTTTAATTTCTGTTAATTGGGGATCCGGATCTTTCACGAAATGAATAGAACAATTATGTTCCAAAAAAGGATCTTCTTTTATATTTTCTAGACTATGAATTAATAAATTTATCATAGACCAAATTTTTTCATTTTTAAATTTTTCTTTAACAAATTTAGAATGTAGATAATTTAAATCTTTTTGTTCGACTGGATAAGAAATTTTTTTTTGATTTACTAATTCTAAGTAGTGATTTAATTTTTCTACAGTATATTTTATTCCTAAATTATTCATAGGATATGTAAAAAAATTAGTTTTTTCATTATGTTTATTTTGCCAACTATGTTGAACAGGATTATCATTAAGTTGAAAATAAACTGAAACATATCTGCTGTTCGACCGAAAAGTTATTTTCGCAGTGTTTTTTCCTACTCTGTTTCTATAGATGTGTCTCATATCCAATTTTTAAACTCCGGAACAACATCAAATAGATTTTGATTTCTTGTAACATCTAATTTACGATTAAATTCTAAGAAGTCCGACCATAAATGACTTTGATCTTTAGCATTGAGATAGTTAATATTATCTTGTATCTGTTGATAAGTTATTCTTTCCAATTGGGGGTACTTCTTAACCAGTTCAAAATCTTTAACACGATGTCTAATTTTTTCTAATTTCTCTACTGCTTTTAACTGCAATACTCGAGGCAATACCTGCGCCGATAAACAATTTGGGTAACTTACACGATGGCTGTAAAAGACTATTCCCATTTTGTTTAAGAAATATTCAATACATTCTGATGCCTGTAAAATATTACCAGCCTGTGCAGTGAACGCACCTACTACTCTGCTGACATTAGGAATAGTTTGTATTTCTTTGATATTTTGTTCTACTAAAGTAAAATCGCTATTACCGCGAATATAATTATACACTTCGTGAATACCATCGAGACTTACATTTACTGCTACAGATTTAAAGTGTGGCCAGTAGTCGTGTATGGTTCTACCGCCTTTGATACCTAGTGTAGTGCCGTTAGTAGCATACTTTATTTCAATGTTTTGTCCATAGGGTTTCAACATATCTAGTATGCGATAATGTTGTGGATCCATCAACGGTTCTCCGCCAGCGAATTCTACACGTCTAAAGTATGGTAATAGTTTTTCAAAACTCGTCCACCAATTGTCTGTATCTTCAAAAGGACAGAGATATTTACTAGTGTTTAGTCCTAATTTGTTAATTACCGGAACAAGATAATTATTTTCTTTTTTATAAAATTCTTCTACCTGATCCCAATCATTCCAACTAGTGCTGTCCATAGGGTGACACATACGGCATTTCAAATTACAGAGATTATTAAGTTTGATTTCCATGGTAGGAAACTCAAATGGCATGGTGTAATCATCACGTAGTTGTTCCAAAGCATTGGGATAAAGATTGATGCGTGCCTCTGGAATTACACCGTTAATGTGTCGTTGGCGCAGACTTTCAACACCTTGGTCTTCCAAATCAAAACAGGGCTTGCACACTTTTGGTCGTTCGTTGGATAATATCTGTCTACGAACTTCTCGCATAGTATCATTGTTCCATAGTTCTTCTAAACTATTGTTTTGTATGAATCCAATTGGAGCACTGCGACAACAAACTTTAACAGCACCGTCTTCCCTAGTTGCTAATCCTGTAAAAGGATGCATACAAAATGTTTTACTTGTCATAAGTACTTTTTAATTTCTTGATAATAGTCGGGAAACGTTTTACCGAAGCTTTCGTTTCGATATTCGTCTCTCTGTTTTACTTCTCGCCAAAATAGTTTCCATTTAACATAATTAAATTTACTATTTTGTAAAAGTTTTATTACAGAATCTCGATCGATCTCCCATTGAGGATTTTTACTTTTATGTTCTAACAATCTTTTTATTATAACTAGTTTTAATTTATTCGGCATAAATTTTATACTTCTTCCATCATGAACATTGTTTAATATTACCAAAGAACTATTATTTGTACAATATTCATACGTTTCGGCTAAATCCCAGATACTAAACATAGACACAGATATCACAGTATTAATTTGCCAAGAAGGATCAAATTTTTTAATTCTCTGTAAATTTTTTTCCCATGTTATAAAATTTCCCGGATGCCGAATATACGTAAATTTTTCATTAACAGCATCTATACTAAAATTTAAAACTACATGATCAAATTCTTTTAGATAATGAATAGTTTTTTCAGGATACAAAGTTCCATTAGTATTATAAGTAATTTCCATATTTTTTGAATATCCCAAATCTATTATTTTTGTTATAAATTGTTGATTGTACTTAACATACATAGGTTCCCCACCGGAAAATTGCAGTCGAATTACTTCAGGAAAAATTTTTAAAACATCTTTCCAAAAATAATCATTTTCGGGATGAAAACTTTCTTCTCTAATTTTAGAACTGTTGTCTAATAAAACTTTAATTTTACTAACTGTTGATCTTTTTAATTCTTCAATTTCGAATTGACTGGATCTATTTTCCCAACATATTCTGCATTTCAAATTACAGGTATTTCCTAATGCTATGTAAGCTAATTTAGGAAGCTGATTATTATCGGATACTAAATGTCCCCATACTCTGTTACTAATCATTCTAAGACTTTCTTTTCCAGAATCTTCGTCTTCCCAGCATTGATGGCAACTTTTTACTCTTATTCCAGAATCTAAATTTTTAATGAGTTTTTTTCTATCTTCGCTATTCCAAAAATTTATTATAGATTCTTTGTTTATTGTTGAATTCTTTTTTGCTGTGAGATAACTATAGGTAGGATTTTTACAACACGGAGTAACTCGACCGTCTGACTCGACATTAAGATTAAGATACGGATTTACACACCAAGTATTGCTTTTATTTTCAATGTTCATTTTTTTTAATTGCCCATTCTCTTTCTTTACACCAGAAACATTTTCCGCATAATGGAATGTGTTGTCCTGACTTATAAGTTTTATAGTTAATACCTTCAAATTCTCCTTCGCAACTTCTAGTTAAATTTAAAAGGTCTTTTATACGGTATTTGTAATATTGTTTTATAATCCAATCTTTTCTAGTACGAACAAAAGGATGACAGATATGTATTCCGTCATGAATAAAGTGAGGAGGGATATGTCCTTCGTCCCGATCACTTAGCGATCCTTCAATTTTAATATCCGGGTTTCGATTAATTCCGCCGTAAATTGCATCTAACTTATATTTGTGAGCGATATATTCGTTGTGTGATCTTAAAATAATTTGATTACCACTCTTTAATTTTCCGTATTCGTCCACGATTGTAGGACCTTTATCTGCCCACTCTAATTCGGGGGGAATAAGATTTCGATGAACATAAAATTTATTTTTGAAGTGACTTTTAAACCAATCTATTACTTGATCGGCAATGTATTCTTGCCACGGTCTAGTTCTCCATAAGCGGATCTGATTTGTAAAGTGTATTTCTGCATCAGTCTCGGAACAAATTAAGAAGGCTAAAAGAGTACTGTCAGCACCACCGCTAATGCTTATTCCAATTCTTTTCCAATTTTTATCTATAAAAAGGTTCATAAATATATTTACACTATAATATTAGCATATAAATATTTCGCCGATGTTAAATCAATTATCTCATTATGTGGAATCTGATATAGTCGATAAATGTATTGAGTTATGTTCAGATTTCAACGAATGTACTTCGCTTAATCAACCAACAGGAAATTTTTTTTACGACACTTGGAAAATTAAAAATGAGTACACAGGTACCGCTTGGCAAAAATTATTAGAATCTTTACCTTATAATTTAGGAGAAGCTAGGATAATTAAACTGGTTCCGGGCGAAACCTATATGTCACACGCAGACATAGATAATAGATGGCACCTGAATCTAACAGGAGAACAATCTTATTTGATCGATTTAGAAAGTAAATCTATGCATCATTTACAAAAAGATTATAAATGGTATAGTATGGATGCAAGTAAGATCCATGTTGCAGCAAATTTTGGATCTAAAAATCGTTTTCAGGTAGTGATAAGACAACTATTAACTAAATCATCGTTATCTAAATTTGTATTTGTAAAAATAGAACCTAGTCGCGAACAACACGACTATAGATATAAGTTTGATCAGATCATAAGCCCTTTTCTAAATAAGGCAAATAAGAACAATTTTTTAAGAAATTTTCAATTTGAAAAAAACACCGTGACTTTTGAAATAGCAGAACAAGAAATAGAAAATTTTAAAAAAATAATTACAAAAGACTTTGGAGTTTTTTATGCCTAAGGTAATCATCACTGGGAACACCAGAGGTATAGGACTAGAGTTCTCTAATTATTTTTTAAAAAAGGAATGGACTGTTGTTGGCTTTAACAGAAAAACTAGTTTAGATAAAGTAATCATTGAATCAGAAAATTGTGATTTGTTTATAAACAATGCTTACGCTGACGGGATTCAAATTAAATTTTTAAATGAACTCCATGACAAGGTAAAAAAAATGATAGTTTGTGGGAGTGTGGCAGCATTTTATCCTGATTCAAGAATGATTGAATATTCAGAAAACAAAAAAAAATTAGCACAACGAGTTAGAGAATTATCTAAATCTAATATTCTTATGCTTCACTTAAGTGCCAAGGGATATAACAACACAGATGCTATTTTTAAAATATTAGACCTATGGTTAGAGCATCCTCATATCGTTGAAATAATGTTTGATCCTACCGGAGAACCTAATGGATAAAAAAATAATAATCACCGGACATACTCAGGGCTTAGGTAAATCTATTTACGACAAATTTAAAGAAATTAGCTGTCGAGAAATTATAGGTATGAGTCGTAGTAACGGTTACGATATCGATAAAAATTTTGATCGAATTGTCGAAGAGGCAACTGGTGCAGAACTGTTTATTAACAATGCTTATCGTGATAAACAGCAGTTAAAATTGTTTAATGCCCTTAAGAACAAGGTAGACATGATGGTAGTTATGGGCAGTGTTAGTAGATTTTATCCAGAATTAATACCCACTCAATATGTACACGATAAACAAGAATTAGCAGAAGCATGTAGATTAGAAAGTTTAAAACCTAATGGTATTCCTATACTACATTTAGATCTAGGATTTATAGAAGGAACAGAAATAAACGAAAACGACTCTACTTCGTTTGTCAGTGATTTTAATACCAGTAAAAACGATATCGTTGATACTATTATATTTTGGGCACAAAAACCTTGTATACGTCAAATAGAATTTCGATGGAAGTTAACCGATCATGTGTACTCTGAATTAAAAAGAATTAATCCTAATTTAGATCCATCTAGGGTAACGTTCTAAATTTTCTAAAAATCTATCACCATAAATTTTCCACACTGTCTGGTTGGTATATCTGTAATATACTTCTTTTACACGTTCAACGATACCTAATTTTTCTAAAGTAGGAAAATAATATCTATGAACTAATCGTTGACTGGCAGCTTTGCTGTCATTGGAGGTAGCATAGATATTTTCAGTACCGGTCCAAGAAATACAGGCAGGTAATAAAAATTGATCAGTAAGATTTTGATGTTCAGCGATAAGACGTTGAGGAGTTATTAAACCGTAATTAGGTCGAGCAGTACCAAAGGTACAGGTTCTAGCTAGAACTCTATAACTACCGTACCCCATAACATCGTCAAATGTATGAGCTACTACACTGCCTATAGCTTTGTCGTCTTGATACAGTATCCACGCTTTCCATAACTTTTCATTCTTAAAGCAATCTATCATTGCTTTTTGACTTAGGTTATTAACAAAGCCTCGTTGTTCAGCTTCTTTATAAAAGTCGGTAAGATCTAACTCCGGGTTCCATTCAACGATATTATACATATAATTTCTTACATTCGTCCATGAAGTCTGTAGGAAAGTTTGTTTTAAAACTCTCAAATGCTAATAGTTGTATATCTTTAAAAGGTGTAGGCTGATCTACATTTATGCCAGCAGCCTTCATTTTAGGAAATAGATCTGCTTGTCTGTCTTCGCTGATGTGACTCATGACATCACGCAGACTAATTTGTGTGTCGTTATCTTTATAACAGAAGAAGTAATTAATACTTTTTAGTTGTCCGTCTACAATAAAATAGCTGCTGGGATGTAGACTATATTTGTATATACCTAAACTTTTATGCGCGATAAAAATACGCATCATTTGTTCTCGCCAATTAGGCAGAACACTATCGTAATCTTGTTTTATAGGATCGGCCCTTTGCCAAAAATCGTCTCCGTCGATTTTTAGGTATAACTTCCTTTCTTCGTGATTAATTTCTAAAATCTTTGGAGCCATATCAGGATACTTCCATGCCATTTCAATTAAAAATTTTACTTCGCGATCCCATTTTTCTTGCATTAATTCAGGATCCACGACCTGATTCTGACCTCGATGATAATCGGTATCATTATGGTACCATTGACAAAACGTTTTCTTATCTTTGCTGATAAGACTTGTATAAATTAAATTATTTCTACATAAACCCTTTCCGGGAACATTATTGTAGTAGTATTCGAATTCCGTTTTCATGCACATACTTAGTAGATAAGTAGTTGTATGATTAGAGGTATTGGCGGAAAGCCTTATATAAATTTAGATCCGTTTTTGGATATAAAAAGTTTCATAGATTTGCATGCAGAAATGTGTAAAGGTTTTGCTTTGGCTAGAGATTATGCCAAAGAGGGAACTTGGATGAAACCTGGATTTGATCAAGGCAGAGGCAGTTATACATGGGATTGGAAACCAATCTATAAAGCACACGAAGAATATCTAGCATTACCTGAAGACCATCCAATAAAGATACAGGGCAAAGAAATCTATCCTACAGATTTTAAAGATTACAAACAACGTAATTTATTCACACGATATTTAAAAAGTGCTCTTGGTGCTAACGATCCATACATCTATTACTTCCTATGGAACGAAGGCGATTGGAATGAACGAAACGCCGAAAGACAAAAGACTGAAGAAAGTCGATTTTTTCCAAGTGTTGTCCGTTGGGTAGAGAATTTACAACAACAGAATATTATTGACCGTATTGGCCGTGTTATATTTTTCTTGTGCGATCATAACGGAAAGGCTTTTGAACATAGAGACCTCGATGCTAAGAATGGTGTTTTTGAAAACGATTATTATACACCGCACAATAATGAATTTATACATATAAGATATCGAACTAAACGAGGATTTTATATATGGGATCCTGACACACAGAACAAACATTATGTAAATTCGCACTCTGCTTTTTGGAACGATCAAGATTGGCACGGCGGCGAATCTAGTTTAGAACAAGAGTACGGTCTAAGAATAGATTGTAAGTTTACTGATAGTTTTCGTCAAACTTTAGGAATCGATCATCTGGAGAGTTATTAATGTCTGAATCTTATTGCCCCTTACCGTGGTTAGGATTAAATGTTTTACCCGATGGAATAATTAACCCATGCTGTCAATGGTCGGGCGAATATAAAAAGGTTGACTTGCAAAATATTAAACGATCTGATATCACTAGTATGTTTGATGAGATTAGACATGATATGATCTTGGGCAAAGAAATCAAAGGATGTTTTCAATGTAAATCAGCTGAACAAGCCGGAGCAATATCTAGAAGACAAGAAGCTTTAAAACAGTACGGGATAGTAAACACTGTAAAAACGAAGGTGTTAGATATTAATTTTGATAATGTTTGTAATTTAAAATGCAGAGGTTGTTGTAGTTCATCTAGTCATTTATGGTTCAATGATGAACTAGAAATATACGGAAAAACTTTTGCCGATAAAAAATATCGAGAAAATTATTTGAACATCGAATACGATGATTTAGAAGTGTTAAACATTAGCGGAGGAGAACCTTTTCTGTCTAAAGAATTTAATAATCTCTCATCGAAATTATTAGAAAAAAATATAGCAAATAATTTACAACTAATTATTTCTACCAATGGAACAATTTTACCTTCGGAAAATATTTTTAGATTATTTAAAGAAGTAAAACAACTAAATCTTAATATCAGTATTGACGGTATTGGTTATCTTAATCAATACTTTAGAAGTGGCGCGGAATTTAATATTTGTTTAAATACTCTAAATTATTTAAAAATTTTAAAGGAATTAAGAAAAAATAAAGTAACTAAGTTAAATGTTCATACTACTGTTTCAATTTATAACGTTAACTTGTTAGGTGAAATTAAAAGTTTTTTTGAAACTCATTTTCCTGAGTTTAGTTACAGTCATAGAATCTTATATTGGCCTGAGCAATTATGCATTCGATATATGCCGTCTGATCTAAAAAAATTAGTTAGGCCGTATGTGATTGATTTAGGCAACGATTACATCGACGTAATTAATGAATTAGATACAGACGCTGAAGATTATTTTAATCATTTTTTGAATTTTCACCATACGCTAGATAGAATACGTTTAGAAAATTTAAGAGACGCTAACAAACTTCTTTCTGACTATATTTCTAATAAAAATACAAAAATAAACAGTAAGACATTTTTTGTCAAGCAAATGAATTTATTAAAATGCGGTATGTAGGAAATTACTCTCATTGGATTGATCCATTATGGGAACATCTAATTTTATCTAAAGATGGTCAAGCCCGTCCTAGAGATTGGCCACCGTCGAGCGCCGCCGAATCTTCTGAATATTTAAAATATCAAACAGCCGGATATGATTTAACTGCTGTTAATTGGTGGGTGTATGAAGAAAAAGATCTAAACATCAATATTGATTTGCCTTGGGATCACTCTAAAATTCATTGGTGGTTTGTAAAAATGATGCCGGGACAATTTATGCCCGTACACACTGATCCGCATACACATTATGATAAATGTAAAAGATATTGGATCCCTTTACAAGATTATCAATTAGGTCACATATTTCTTTATGAAGATGAAATGATAAAAAATTATAAAGCGGGAGATGTTTTTATATTTGAAAACGCAATGGCAAATCATGGGGCGGCTAATATAGGACACTCTCCTAGAATAACTTTGTTAATAACTGAGTATTTATAAATCAGCATTTTCAGCAGGATGCCCATCGTTTGCTTTCATAGTAAAGTTAATATCGATATTTTTAACTTTATTTTTTAAAGTATCTACTAATCTATTTTGAGAGTTTAATCTATATTCTAATGAGTATTTTGATGCTGTGCCTTCATAGCAAAAAATATTTGATAAATTTATAAAAGTTGATAAATCTAAATTTAAATGATCTAATAGATTTAAGTCATGGAGTAGATCTGTTTTTATAAATTTGTATTCTATATTATTTTTTCTAATACAGTTTTCTTTATAATAGTCTAATGCTTTTTGATTATAATCATAAAAAATTACAATTCCTTCTTTTATTAAATCAAGATACAATGTGCCGCTTGCCGGAATTACTATTTGATTGTAGATTTTTGTTACACCAGTAGACCATTCTGTATTTTTAGTGTGGATTAGCTCATTTTTACAAAAATCTAATTTATAATCAATATAATTTTTATGTTTGTTGAATTCCTCTTCAACTTCTGGATAATAATGTTTTTTACTATTCCTTATATTGTCATCAAAAACCAAGACGGGAAGATCGTTTTCAAACGCCAGTTTTAAAATATTCCATCCGTGGCATTTATGATCATAGGTTTTGAGTTCATTACCTTTGGTTACTATTATCGGAGTATAATCGTCATGAAAATTATTCGAACTTCGCAACGGTTCTATCTGTATGTGAGATTCGTTGAGCATTGATTTTCCGATCTCAGGACATCCCAATGCACGATAGTATTTTAAATTAATAACATAACATTGATGGTGTAGTTCGTAGTAGGCATTATGTTTCGTTCTATCTAAAATATGGCCTGCGATAAAGAAATCTTTATCTAGTAAATTATTGAGGGCGTTAAAAAAATTAAAACCATTTATGTATTCTGTTCCGGGACTCATTACTATAGCATAATCATATTCGTTTGCTTTTTTTAAAAGAAGATCTTCGTCTTTGCCAATTAGTACTTTATATCCTTTAATGTAGAGGTTAGATATTGTGAAGTCTAAAATATTTTGTATTGTTTCTTTTATTTCTTTAGTTGCGTAGGATGAAATATCGTTAACAATACAAAAAACAATATTGTGTTTATTTTTTGTATTATTCATTTTCTTTGAAATTTTATTGGAAGAACGTTTTTTTCGGTTAATAATACTTCATGAATACTTGAAGGACACATCGAACATTCTTCTATTGGTTTAAATTTAGAAATAGAAAATTTTAGAGTATCGTCGTAAGAGCATGATGTTAAATCTAAAGGCCTATATCTTATAAATTTCCCCCATTCGATATCGTTGATAGAATCATGTTTTGTAAGAAATTGTTTAAGTGTTCCTAGAGCTGCACATTTATATAATTTTTTATCATACATAAATGTACAGTAACAGCTAGGACAATTATTAAAATATGACTTATTAATATCTTCTGAAAGAAAAGGCTTTGGGTTATTATCTTTCATATAGTAATGTTTTACGTGAATAGGTTGTTCGTGTAAAAAGATTCCGTAATTGCCGTTCCAAAATAAGATATTATCAGTTGGTTGTTTTAATTTATTTTCCTTTGCTGAATAATTTACCTCTTTATAGTTTTCAATTTCTTCCCAATAATTTTTCCAATCGTTGTCGTTTGGTCGTTTGTACATTATTTCAGTCCAAAATAAATCACTGTTTACCTTGCTGATATTCATAGATTTGGCTAACTGGATACAAGAATCAAGGATCGACAAAGATTTTTTGTTATTTTCAAAGAGTTTGAAATGATCACTTACCATTAGTAAAACTTTGTATTTGGGTAATATTGAAGATAAAAACTCTATATTTTTTGAAATAAGTTCGCCATTTGTGGGTAAAAATATCAACGTGTCATTATCAATACTTCTAATATAATCTAATATAGATACAATTTTATCTTTATAAAGTAAAGGTTCTCCTCCTAGTAGACTAAAGATTTCAATATCAAATTTTTTTGATGCTAACAGAATACCTTCTTTGATAGATAAAATATTCGGATCAAACTCGCCCTTCCTGAAATCATCGCTTCTTGTATCGCATTGATCACAGGCAAGCTGGCATCTGCTTCCATAAAAAATATCAAGAATTTTTATACTGGGTTTCATAAGATTTTTTATAACTTTTTGCAATTAACTTAACGAAATCATTTAATCGTTGACCGGGTATTCCGTGAGCTATTAAATGTATTCTTGAATCATTATTAAAATTTATAACACTATGATAATTTCTTATGTTGACAATAAAAAATTTACCTTCTTTCCACGGAACACAACCGAGACCTTGTAGTGTCATGTAACAATCAGGAGGGTGTGAGATGGCCACGTTAATGGGCACACCAAATTCTAATGCATCAAAATTTTCCTCACCTGGAAGTTTACCGGGCATATCACTATGAGGTACGATAGCACTGTTTGATTCCAACTCCATAAAACGAATTCGACGATAAGATTCATATGGAAAATTTTCCCAAAAAGATTTAATCATCGGTGTAAATTGTGATATTTCAGTCCAACGATACGGAACATCAATTTCGTTATTAAAACCGTATTTGGTCCAAGCTCCGGTTTTGTCAACATCTATACCGTGTATGCAACAGCTATTCCAGCCGTCATTATTTTCTTCTCTATGAGGTACCAAATACTTATGTGCATAAGCAGCTTCATATTTCCAAGAATCGATGTCTATTTCGATATCTAATTCTAACCAACTAAAATTGCTTTTGTTTAATAACCAATCTGCAATTTCAAAATCAGATACAATATTTTCTGGTAATTTAGGCAAAGAACTTTTATATTCTTTATTTGAATTATAAAAATCAAGAGATTGGAAACTTATCATAATAATAATTATCCTTAAAAAAAGCAGTTAAATACAGTCATGGCAAAATTAGTAATACCTCATATTGAATGGCATTTGGCACATTCTTGTAATTTTACCTGCGAATCTTGCGCCCATTTTTCTAATCACGGTCATTCGGGAATAGTATCTAAAAAAACTTTAATCGAATGGTATTCGCATTGGAATCAACGGTTGCTCCCAAAAGAGATAGATCTCTTAGGCGGAGAACCTCTATTGAATAAAGAAGTATTAGACATTGTGTTAACTACTAGACAGATGTGGCCCGATAGTCAAATTCGATTAATAACTAATGGTATACTATTGTCAAAATTTCCAGACCTTCCAAAAATATTGAAAGAAACCAACACAGTGCTGATCATATCGATGCACAGTGATCACGAAGATTATCTACATAAAATGTCTAAAGTTTTTGATATTGTCAATGTCTGGATCAGAGAATTTGATATCGACGTAAAGACATTCGATTCGTATACTAACTGGTCAAAATTGTATACAGGATACGGAAATAATATCGAACCGTATACTGATAATGATCCCGAACAAAGTTGGAACAACTGTATTACAGGACAAGATTGTTTTCAATTATATGAAGGTAACATTTATAAATGTTCTCCTTTAGCGTATTTAAAATTGCAAAAACAAAAATATAAATTATCTAGCAAGTGGGATCCATATTTAAATTATGAACCGTTAAGACCTACAGCTTCAGACAATGAAGTAGAAGAATTTTTCAATAAAAAAGCTGAACGGTATTGCGGAATGTGTCCTAGTCGTCCAACAAGCTTTTTAAAAAATAATCCGCTGATATCTAGAAAATTTTATAGGATAAAGCAACAATGATAGATTTGCCTTATAAAAATGCAGGCCCGATTAAAGATCCCGAAGTGCTTGATTTTCTAAAACAATGTCTATCAGAAGGATTTAATTCTCTGTACGATAATCAAATACACGATAATTTTCTATCTAACTATGTGACTTGGATAAAATCAACAAAGAATAATCAAATAATAGGTATTGACTCTTTTACTAAACTTTGTTTTTCTAACGGAACGTCGGAATCTTTTGACAAGTTTTACATAAAAAATAAAAATAGAAGATTTAGATGTTTTAAAGCAGAATATATCTATCATAGATTAGCCTGGAGAAATTGTTGGCCGGACTGGCAATACATAGAGGATTCATCGCTATCAGAAAATGATGCTGTTGTAATAAGTCTTCCTTTTTCGGATACAGGTAATGAACATCGTGATATGAAAATTGTTTTAGATCAATGCGATAGATTAGGAATACCTGTTTTAATTGACTGTGCTTATTTTGGAGCCTGTAGTAATGTGATTTTTGATTTTGATCACCCCTGTATTACTGATATAGTTTTTAGCTTATCAAAAACTTTTCCAGTCGCTCATCTTAGAATAGGAATGAGAATGACAAGAACAGATGATGATGATACCTTATTTGTGCATAATAAGATAGGGTATGTTTCGAGACTGTCGTCTTTTATTGGTAATCAATTAGTCACAAGATTTGATTCTGACTATATCTATAACAAATATCAAATCAAGCAGATTGATCTTTGTAACAATCTTTCTATAACACCTAGTAAATGTGTTTTGTTTGGTATTGGAGATAACTCTTGGATTCAATATAATAGGGGAGGAATAACAAATAGATTATGTTTAAATTCATATCTCATTTGAGATTTTTATATTATGAAAAAAGGTAAAATTATAAATTTTGAATTACTATGGGATACACAAGATGATCCATGGCCGATTAACCTTAAATTAATATCAGAGGACATGAGAAAAGCCGCTGAGGAAGGATATAATTTAATTGTCGGAATTATGTTAGTTGAAGGAATACGACCAATAGACGAACCCGGTTTTCTTACATTCATGAATTCTTTAGAATCTTTGGGAAAAAAGATAGGAATCGAAGAAATAATATTGGTTACAGGGTCTTCTGAAAAATTTAAAAATATCAATGTTCCTTACAAGTTGTATCACGTAAATTGTAATTTAATTATTGCTTACAATAGCTATAAAAACTTGTTATCAGATCTTCCGTTCTATAATTCGATTAATAAACAATTTTTATTTCTTACAGGCATAGCTACTCGTCCAAACAGAGTAGGATTATTAAGCAAATTTTATGATAATAAATTGTTAGAAAATTCAGTTTGGTCATTCTTTTATCCTGCTACAGATGGTGACAGACAGTGGTGTAGAAATTATCTTTCTCATTATGATGATTCGGAATATGAAAAATTTATTACAGATTGTCAGAGGTCGGTTGATGATAGATATACTGAATACAATAAATTTCAAAGAGATGATTTTCAAAATCAAACTGATATAAATTGGATAGACATACGGCACACAGAATTTTGTAAAAATGAAACTTTTATCGATCCTGAAATATTTAGAGATACAGCTTTTAGCATAATAAGCGAAAGCACAAATTATTGGAATGAAAATTTTGATTTTGTCACAGAAAAAACTTGGAGAACAATAATTCATAGACATCCTTTTATATTCGCAGGTCATCCAGATCAATTTATGTATTTGAAAAATTTAGGACTTAAAACTTTCGAAGACTATATGAAAATAAAGGATTATTGTTACATCAAAGATGAAAATACAAGATTAGATGCTATTGTAGAAAATACCAAAGATTTTTTAATTAACCATAAAAAATATTCGGAAAACATACAGAAAGATGTTCAACATAACTTTTCTTTATTTTTAAGTCTAGCAAATGAAGAATTAAAAAATCTCAAAACACTAATGTCAAGTTACGGTGTTGATGTGCAAGATGTTGAACATTATTTTGATTGCACAGGATTTGATCATTTAATAAGGATTCCGAATGAGCAAAGGTAAAGTAATTAATCTTGAATGGTTACGAGACTGCAATTACTATGAAGAAAAAGAATTTAAAAATTTAAAATTGCAGTTGATAGAAAAAGAAATTCAACAGGCATGTGGAAATGGTTGTAATATAATTGTTGGAATTTACCTTATGGATGGTTTTTTGCCTTATAGCAAAGAACAGTTTTCCTTAGAAATGACAGAAATAAAAAATATTGCAGAAAAATATGATATAAAAAAAATATTAATTGTTTCGGGACATGGAGAAACGATAGGAGATATTGGATTACCTTATTGTTATTTTGATTATACTCTTAGAATGACTTACAACGGTTATAGGAATATCTTGGACAGTATACCAAAATATAAAAAAGAAAAAAATAAAAAATTTTTATTGTTAGGAGGAAATTCTGCCAGACCTAATAGAATTGGGTTGTATAGTAAATTTTACGAAGAAAGAATGTTTGATAGATGTGTATGGACATTTTTTCCTCCTGATACAATTAATGATAAAAAATATTGTAGAAATTATCTTTCTCATTGGAATGATAATCAATACCAAGAATTTTTAAAATTTTGTCAAAGGTCTTTAGACGACACGTATGTCAAAGCGTCTTGTTATTTAGGTGATTATGCCAATCAATCAGAAAATAAAATTTTTTATGATTTAGCCAATGAAGAGTGGACTAGAAATATAGTCTATTTAGATCCGAACGTGTTTGCTGAAACAAGTTTTAGTGTGATTACAGAAGGTCCAAATTATTGGAGAGATAATCATAATTTTGTCACAGAAAAAACATGGAGAACAATACTTCATCAACACCCTTTTATTCTAGTAGGTCATCCGGAACAACTCATATATCTAGAAAAATTAGGATTTAAAACTTTTTTAAATTATATGAAAATTTCCGACTATGCCAATATATATTCAGACGCCGAAAAATTTCAAGCAGTTGTAGAAAATACAAAACATTTTCTAGAAATTCAGGATAAGTTTTCTGATCAAATAGAACAAGATGTTATGCACAATTATGATCTTCTTTTAGAAAAAATTAAAGATCAAGAAATATTTTTTGATTTTTTAAAAACTGAATATTATATTTCAAAAGAAGATATAGATTATTATTTTGATCGAACAGGCTACGATCAACTCATAAGGAATCCTGCTAATGGAATCTAAATGTGCAGCATTTTGGCATCACACTAATATTCGAAGCGACGATAGGATTTTTCCTTGTTGTAGATTTAAAAGTCCTATTGCTAAATTTGATGGAAATGTTTCACAGGTGCTATTCTTAAAAGAATACAACGAGCTAAGAAAACAAAGTGTCGATAATATACCTATCAAAGGTTGCGAAAAGTGTTATTACGAAGAAGCTATAGGGAAGAAAAGTCTTAGACAAGAATTTAATGAAACTTATGATTGTGAAACGATTTCGATAGAATATTTAGAAATTGGTTTTGATAACATCTGCAATTTAACTTGTGATGGCTGCTATGAGGAATTTAGTTCTTCTTGGAGTAAATTAAAATATCCCAATGCAGAAAAATCAGTACATATTAAATCCACTAAAGAAATTATTGAAATTCCTAATTCTTTAAAAAAAGTTTTATTTTTAGGTGGTGAGCCTTTAATGACTAATCGACATCAAAAATTTTTAAATGTTGTTAAAGATAAGTCTAATGTAGAAATCGTATACAATACTAATGGTACTTTTTTATTAGATAAAGATACAATAATACTTCTTGAACAATTTAAAAAAGTTTCATTCATCGTCAGTTTAGATGGTTTCAAAGATCTAAATGAGCAGGTTCGTAGAGGAAGTAAATGGAATCAAATAGATGAGTTTATTAAACAAATTAAAACAACAAAATTTGATCTTTCCGTAAATACAGTTTTACACATTAATAATTGGTTTGGTTTAAAAGAATTAGAAAAATACATAAAAGAAATAAATGTTCTTTGGAGTGTTAATTTTGTAACATATCCTAAACATTTAGATATTATAAATGTAAAAGAAAAACAAATTCTTATCGATCTATTGAAATCGATAAAAACTGTAAATCTTGAATATATTATAAAACATGTTAGTTAAAATAGAACAATATAAGGATTTTATAAAATGAACACGACAGTATCTCAAGATTATTATGTCGCACCTTGGATGATTACGGAATGTGTAAAAATTTTTAGAGACGAGATGAAAAATTTTCAAAATATTAAAGAGCATTTAATAAATGTTTTAGATTTTGACGATTCTCCCGATCTTACAGAAGTTCATCCGAAAGATAGAACCAATGTTTCGATATATGTTATTTTTTTATACGATCACATGTATGCTGCCACAGAGGAAATACAGAAAAAATTTTCTAAAACTAGAAATTATGTTCAAACTATGCCCGGAGTTAACACTTTAAAGTGTATAGCTATAGGTCCCAATTCTATAGTTCCTTTACATCTAGATGATATGAATCGAGAACCTTATGATTTAAACAATTGGTATAGTGTGTTTACCGGAGTAATAGTTCCTAGCGAAGATGCAAATTTAATTGGTATCAAAATAGATAATGATATATACAGTCATGCTGAAGAAAAATCTATTATTTTTGATACACAGATTCCTCATTGTGCTTGGAATAATACAGATCAATGGTGGATTAGCTTAAGATTTAGTACAAGTAAAGAAAATTTTCAAAATGTTAATATCATCAAATAATCATTGGGATCAGTTAGAGGAGATTGTTGTTGGAGTAGCCACTAACGCCCGGGTGCCTACTGTAGATTCGAGTACCATGAATATGTGCTATAGTAATTATTCTATAGATCAAATAAAAAAACTAGAGGGTCGATATCCTCAATGGTTGATAGACGAAGCAAATGAAGATATGCAAGTGTTAGCAGATACTCTGTCTTCTATAGGAATAAAAGTTCATCGACCGAGAATAATCGATCATAGCAAAGAATTTAGTACTCCAGAATGGAAAACAACAGGATGGTATACTTGGTGCCCAAGAGATTTGTTGTTACCTCTCGATAATTTGATGATAGAAACACCGAGTCCTTGCAGAGCAAGATATTTCGAAACTCGTGCCTATCACGACATCATGTTAGAAGCAGTGAATGATGGAGTAGAATGGATATCTGCTCCGAAACCTATATTGACAGATGATAATTATCAATTTGTAGACATAAAAGAAAAACCAAGTCTTCGAAATTTAGAACCGATCTTCGATGCTCCCAATTGTGTAAGATTGGGTAAAGACATTCTTTTTCAAATTAGCAATACCGGAAATCATCTTGGTATGAAATGGTTAAAGAACGTATTAGAAAAAAGAGGATACAGAGTTCACGCAGCAGAACATATATACAGTTTCGCTCATATGGACAGTACCATAATTCCTTTAAGGCCTGGATTAGTACTGTTAAATAGTACTAGAGTTACTCCAGAAAACTGTCCTAAATTATTTGATAAATGGGATAAAATTTATTTTCAAGATGTGGCTCAAACTCCGGTTCCGACAAGTGGTCCAGGATCGGTAAGTCCTTGTAGTCCTTATATAGGAATGAATATACTAAGCATAAATCCTAATACTGTGGTAGTAGGAAAAGATCAACTATCTCTAATTAAAGTCCTAGAATCAAAAGGATTTACAGTAATTCCGATGCCAATGAGACACGCTCGTACACTTAGTGGAGGGTTTCATTGTGCTACGTTAGATCTTAGAAGAACAGGTCCTTTAGAGGATTATTTTCAATGAAGGGATATCACGGACAAATAGAAGATTTTTGGTCTGACTATTTGCAAAGCTATGTTTACCAACAACAGATACCTTATTCGGGAATGAGAGAATCATGGCACGAAAATTTCAATAACGGTCATCTTTTACAAAGCTTTGATGATCAGTTACCTCCAATATGGAAAAAATTTCAATCTTCTTTAAACGTATATAACGGCACTGTGGGTTGGATTAACATTCGACCTAATCAAATCATTGCACCTCATTTTGATCATTTTTATACACTGAAACAAAAACTAGGGACTACAGTCGAAAAATGTATAAGATATTTAATATTTTTAGAAGATTGGAAATTTGGCCAATACGTAGAGTTTGAAAATCTTTCTATTAGAAAATGGAAAAAGGGAGATGTTTGGTACTTTGATCATACCGAAGAGCATTGGGCTGTTAATGCAAGTAATTTTGATTTTCATACTTGTCAGGTTAATACAATAAGATGAAATCTATATATTTTTTTCAGTGTAACTATTCTGCTAAATTCGGCGAAAGAACACAGTATTGGTTACCATATTCGGTTGGTTGTCTTTGGGCTTATGCTCAGCAGTTCGATGATATAAAATTAAATTGGGAAGTAAAAGGAAAAATTTATAGGAGAGATCCTATTGATACCGTATTAAAAAAAATAGAAGACCCTACCGTATGTGTTTTTAGTTGCTACTGTTGGAATGAACAATATAATTTAACGGCTGCAAAAAAAATTAAGGAATTATGGCCTGAGACACATATAGTATTTGGAGGACCTCAATCAGGAAGTAATCATTTAAAATATGATTTTATTGATTCTATTGTTTTCGGAGAAGGTGAAGAAAGTTTTTTAGAAATTCTTAGAACTATAGATGCAGGCAACAAACTTCAAGAGTTATATACGAAAAAAAGATTAGAGAATTTAGAAATTCCTAGTCCCTACCTTATTGGTTTTTTTGACGATATCATTGCCGAATCTCCAGAAGATTTTTTTCAAGGAGTACTAGAAACTAATAGAGGATGTCCGTATTCTTGTACTTTTTGCGATTGGGGTAGTACTACCTACGGCAAGGTAAAAAGATTTAATTTAGAACGGGTAAAAGATGAAATAGAATGGGTAACAAAGAATCCTATTACTACTCTGTTTATTACAGATGCAAATTTTGGGGCGTTCAAAGAAAGAGATTTAGAAATAGCTACTATATTAGAGAAATATAGTAAAAATTCATGTTTAGAATATGTAAATGTTACCTATGCAAAAAATAGTAATGAACACATATTTAAAGTTGCTAAGGCCCTGGGTCCTTTGGGTCGAGGAGTTACTCTTAGTGTACAGAGCATGAATCCAAAGACTCTTGAGGTTATAAAAAGAGATAATATGGCCAGTAACGATCTGAAAAATATGTATGCGTTGAGTCATCAATATGGAGTTACAACATACACTGAAGTAATACTAGGGTTACCTGAAGAAACACTAGAAAGTTTTATAGATGGTATATCCGAATTATTAGAGCTAGGTCAGCATACTCAATGTGAAATGTATCTTGCAAATGTAATGGAGAATACTGAATTAAATCAGGTTCAAAAATTTAAGTACGGTATAAAAACAATTAGATGCGAAAATTATCAACCATTCTCTTTTAATGATTTAAGCAATATTCCGGAATATACAGATTTAGTATGTGAAACTAACACGATGAGTAAAAATGATCTAACCGATGCTTATATGTTTCATTGGACCGTACAAAATTTTCATTATCTAGGTTGGAGTCAAATAATTTCTAAATATTGTAGAAATGTGTTAGATATACCTTATAAAAAATTCTACAGCAAACTTTTAAATTCGTTGAAACAAGATCAAGGAATCTTAGGAAATGAGTATAGAGAAGTAGAAAAAAATATTAGATATTTATTTGATACAGGGACCTTAATGGTTGATATTCCTGTTCATCATTATAACGGAAAAAGTCATTCATTGATCTATGATAATTTAGAAACAGTTTTAATTTTTATAATTGAGTTTTCTAAATCTCTCGGTTATATAGATCCTACAATAATCGAAATTCAAAAAAGATTTGTTATGAATCCTAAATATTTGCCTCTTGACTATATCGAATCAAATTATAATTTAGAAAATTGGCAAGAAAAGAAAACAGCTTACAAGATAGAATGCCAGTTCAAAGATTTTGTACCTACTTATACAAATATTTGGGTTTTAAGAAGATCGGGAAAATTAAAAAATAAAATTATAGAACTCAATGCGGAAGTATTTATAAAATAAAAGCCCTTAACGGGCTTTTATTTAAGGATTTAAACCATAATACGGAATAGCATAATCTGTTCCGCCAATATTTAATTTGAGATAACCAACTACTCCGCCGCCGACATTTACTTGACCTGATCCTCCTCCGGCCGCCACACTGTTATTTGCTACATGAACTAATTGTGTATGATCTACTTTAAATGCCGATACTAGAGATCCGGCATTATTAAGTGTCGATATTTCGAAAGCTCCTGGAACAGCTCCTCCTGTAGTAACAGTTCCGCTAGCTTTCGCTGTGACAAGTACCGCAGGAATGTGTGTAGTGCCGTTATATCCCATATAGTAATCTGAGGCAATCGCATCACCGGTTAAAATCACAGTTGGACTATTTATAGTTCCTCTAGATCTGAGTTGTAGTTTAGGAGATCCGTCAACTTCGCTATTAGCTAGCTTTATAGTAAATAAATCATAGGAATCATTTACATCCCCTTCCGATTCTATTAATATACCACCTAGGTTTTTATCTATCAAAATAGAATTAGTTTCTATTGGTCCTACGATTTTCCCATCTACACCGTTAACAAGAAGGGTAGAATCTTGTGCGAACACAGATCCTATAGCATCACCAATATGTAATCCTGTTAGGTTACCTGTAACATTACCTGTTAGGTTACCTGTAACATTACCTGTTAGGTTACCTGTAACATTACCTGTTAGGTTACCTGTAACATTACCTGTTAGGTTACCTGTAACATTACCTGTTAGGTTACCTGTAACATTACCTACTAGATTGCCTGTAAATCCTCCTGATGCATTCACCGATTGATTCAATTGATCTACGATCACGGTGCTGTCTTCAGCTAATACCGAACCGTAAATATCACCGGTAACAATACCAACAAACGAAGCATCATCTCCTGTGGTGCCTGAATTCAACACAGTAACGCCATTAGTAGATCTTACATTACCAAAGACAGCACCGGTCATAGCACCAGTAACATTGCCAGTGAGATTACCAACAAATCCTCCCGGAGCAGTAATAATACCTGTTCCTGAATTTAATAAAACGGTACTGTCGTCTGCTACGATGTTTATATTGTAATTACTGCCGGTTATTACACCGTCGCCTGATCCCGAACCAATAGCTACACCGCCAACCGTGGAGCCAGCTGGTAAATTAATAGCTGAGCCTGTAGCTGTTATTACAGCGTTTCCCACATAAAGACTGGAACCGCTCAAATATAAATCTTTAAATCTTTTAGCAGCACTGCCGAGATCATAGGTTGAATCTACATAAGGTATTACATTGCTTCTAATAGTATTATCTAAATTTATAGCACCTAATACACTATCTACTAACACTGTGCTAGTATCATCTGTGAATACAGAACCTTTGATATCTAGGACAACGACCCCACCCCCTACAGTAGCAGAAATTTTATTAGCAGCGTCGTCGTAGGTAAACGAAATACCGGTATGTGTACCAGAGGAAAGAACACTGGCTACAGCGTCTTGTGCATCTTCTGTTCCGAAAGCTGTAACAGCAGTTCCGCCAAGGGTGCCAGTAACGCCCCCGTCTGTGCTGTCACCGACAAAAACTTGTTTGAGTGTTGTATCATAGATCAATTCGCCTATGATGGGCCTAATTGACGTTCTTTCCGCTGTTGTTCCTCTGCGAATTTGTAAAGGCATAGTAATCGACTCCTGGAGCTATCTCTTGTTGTATTATTTATGCCGTCTGTTTGATAACCTATAGCCAAAAAAATAGGGCTCCGAAGAGCCCTAAAAGTACGTAGATAATGTCACATTGTAGGACCGTTGCCGTTCCTAAACCCTACTTGCCCACCTTCTGCTTCGATACGCTTTAACACGTCTTCAAACAAGATAGGTGCAAAGTCAGGTGTTTGTTCTACGCAAACACAGTGGTAACGAGGATCGATTTCGTCTCCGTACAATATTGCACCTGTTCTAGCGTCTACACCACGAGCTTTTTTTACACGGCCTGCGTGTAAGTGTCCGTGTATGTTTACACCAAAACGTCCCAACGATGCTTCGTGGACAGGAATATGGCTCAATATCATACCATTCATGACGTGATAGGCTCTTAACTCACGAAAGTATTGGTTGTAATCTGTATCACGAAAAATATCGTGATTTCCACGTATCAATACTTTGTCGCCGTTTAACCGACCTAATGTGGCTAAGGCTTTTCTGTTGATCACAACATCGCCTAAATGGTAGACTTTGTCTGTGGGCTTGACTCGATCGTTCCAGGCCTTGATCATAGCTTCGTCCATTTCCGCAGGATCGTCCCACGGACGCAACTTTGTAAAGCCATCGTCCCGTGTAAAACGGCAAACGCCAGCGTGTCCAAAGTGCGTATCGCTTACTAAAAATACGCTAGGCATATTGCCCTCCTTTCTATTCTATTGATTTGCGAAACAGTAATTCCTGTCGAGAAAATGCTTCGATTTCCCACGGTAGATTCAGATACTTGTGATTTTTACGATAGCGTCGACCATTCCAATAATTTACACCGTTGACCTGCTTCAATGTTCCTTTAGCCAATTGCTTGACATGAACCATTTCGTGAGCTAGTGTTATGCCCATGTCTTTCAAACTTCTAGGTTTAATTAATACCACATAACTGTCGATCACATCTAACGGAACAGTAGCACCTTCATGATCTCCAACTTCTGTATTGGTCACTTTGATCATTACAGTTTTACGACTACTAGTTAATTTGAGCTCTTTGATCATTCTAGGAACAATGCGCTCAAAAAAAGCCTTAGTTTGTTTGCTTCGAGTTACAATAGCGTATTCCAATTAGATATCTCCTTCACTCTGTCTACGCTCACGACGAGCTGCTGCCAAAGTAAAAACCTTTTCGTTATCGTTGGTCCAATCTTCTTCGACAGGAGCCCCATTAATTGTGTGAGGCTCCTGCTCGTCATAGGTCCAACCCAAGCACTTCATCATCTTGTGCTTGACTAAGAGATTAGGCGAACGAAATACTTCAGTATCACGGAAGCCCATCATAACACCAATCTCGCAGACAGCACCACTGCGACAAACACCAGCCACACAATGAACTACAACGTTCATATGATTATCAAATGCTCGTTGTAGCAGTTGAATAAGTTGCTCAGCCTGTGCGTCAGAGATTTTCCAAGCATCGTTGATGGTGTCGTCTGACTTTTCTAGATCAAGAAATTCAAACTGATGAATTTCTTTGAACTGATAGCCGGGAGTAGGAAACTCCATATCAGGATCGACAATTTGAATCAGCATGGAATTAATACCTGCATCGATATGATGACCTTTTTTAATATCGCTCAGCGATACATTTTGGATCCACGGATTCATCTCGATTTCCTTATAAACGATATGTGACACGACCTTTGGTTAGATCATAGGCACTGACTTCTACCTTTACTTTATCACCTAAAATTATTTTAATTTTATGCTGTTTCAATTTACCGCCTGTATAGCAAACAATAGGTTTAGACATCTGCTCTAATTTAATCCTATACATACTGCCCGGCAGCACTTCTTCTACTACACCAACTAGTTCTATAATATCAGTTTTTGACATATACGTCCTTGATCATAAATTATAATCTCCTTTGTATTATTATAGTTTATTTTTTAATTACTGTCAAATGGTGCCCCATGGCAGAATCGAACTGCCAATTGATCATTACGAGGGACCTGTTATACCATTTAACTAAAGGGGCAGTTTGGAGCGGGTAGCGAGAATCGAACTCGCAAATCAACTTTGGCAAAGTTGTAGGTTACCATTACATCATACCCGCATTAGAGATATTCAACGTCCGCAGCTAATATAAACCTGTATTCATTACTCTGCACTATTCCCGGTCTGTGCCATTTATCACCAGGGTAAATCAGCCAATTGTATTTGGAAGGTCTTACAAAAAATTTCACATCGGATTCTAAACCTTCCGGAGCGAATTCTGTTCCGCAGTAATCTAGATCTTTTACATCGTTGGGAATATCAAGATAAAAGATCCCGCTCATAATTTTAGATTCGGGTTTAGATGGATGCCAATGATGATGCCAAAGATTTTCTCGATTTTCGGCACCCTCAAGATTAGTCATAAATGACCAGGCCATCATATTAGAAACTTTAACTTCACGACCTAGATATAAGAAAACACTGAATAAAAAACTCATTCTATATTTTAACCAGATGTCTTCTGCTCTAGCAAAAATATTTTCTTTGGTTTGATACTTAGGAGAATTTGCAAAGTAATTTCCGTCAGCGATAATTTCTTTAATAATGCCTATGGCGATATTATTATCCTGCTCAGTAATTACAGAGCTAAAGTCAAACTTCCGGAAGGTATCGTTTTGATCTATTACTTGCATTTATTATGGAGCGGGTAGGGAGAGTCGAACTCCGCGATCTTCAGCTTGGAAGGCTGCTGGACGCCCCTTGTCCTGTCTACCCGCATAAAACTATTTAACACTTGGCCTCGCTACCAGGAATCGAACCTGGATCTAGTTCTTAGGAGGAACTCGTTCTGTCCATTGAACTACAGCGAGTAAATGGTCCGAGTGGCAAGATTCGAACTTGCGACATCCTGCTCCCAAAGCAGGCGGAATGAACCAGGCTATCCTACACTCGGATGATTGGTTGCGGAGGAGGGAGTCGAACCCCCAACGTCAGCTTATGAGACTGACAAGATACCATTTCTATACTCCGCGTCAAACTTTTATTGATAGTACTCAAGCCTTATAGGACTGAGCGAATTTCTGAGTGGAGTTCGATTCTCCTCATAAGCCATTGCTCACGGTTTTATCAGAAGAGTAAGATGGCCCTATTCCTCATGAGTCTGTGCGTCCACAAACGATACCCGCTGAATGCTATCAATAAAAGTGTCTAGCCACAGTTCCCTGTTCCGCCCTAGACTGAGTTGTCTACCCTGTCGATCAGTATTTAGGTTTTTGTCGTCAGTTCTGCTTCTGCCGCCACGGTGTCTCAAGTCGCCCCTAAAGAGGGCCTTGGGGTCGTTACCGTTTGCACCCTGACATTCTGGTGAAGTCAATTACCCCCTTTAATAACGAGGAAGGGACCCCGGGGTCTGTTAGAGCAAGCCTTCTTCTTGAAGGACTTGAACAACTTCATCGCTGAGCGGAATCTCAGTTTTAATGTTCAACTCTAAAATTTCATCATTGAGTTTTTGCTTTTGCTTTTTCAGGTTAAGGATTTCTGCCTTGGCCTGAGCGATTTGCTCCTTGCTAACCACAGTAGTACTTACTGTATCGCCGTAGCCGTAAATTCTGCTACGAGCTTCGTCCTTGAGACTCTTGATCTTCTCAAGTTTACCTTTGATCACATCGAGATCAGTGTAAGGCTTCAATGTAGCCAGCTGTTCCAATTGACCAATCCTCTTGTCAATAAACGCAGCTTTAGCTAGTGTAGTATCAATATCACTAGCGGCATTAGCAGTACCAACCAAAGCTCTGATATTATATAGAGCCATCGTCAGTTTCTGTCTACGGGCATCTGCCGTAAACAAGGCTTCGTTGGCCTTGGTCAACTCTACACCGGGATCTTGGAACTCGTTCAGTTCTACAGTGGTGTCGAAGCTGATGTTTTTAATTACATCATTGATGCTGTTCTGTACAGCATTAGCCTTGCGCAGTGTGATATTCATTCCCATTTTGCCTTTTCCTTTTTCTTTAATTTTGTTAGATATTCTGCTTTGGTATACTTACCTTGTTCGATTTCTCTAAGAGCTGTAATAGTAGGAGATGCATCCTTGCCGTCTACTCTTTGTAGAGAACCATTTTTAAGTTCTCTGGCACGTTGACTAGCTATCAGTACAAGATCAAATCTATTACCAATTTGCTTCACTGCTTCTTCTGACGAAATTCTTGCCATCTTGCTTCCTTATATTATACTGACGGATCAATGAAAGGTCAAGTAATAGACCGGACAAATGACAAACGGATTTTATCAATCCTTGACAACGTGCAATAGACAGGCGACAGTGGCCTGAATATTTCCGATCAGCAATTGACAGGTATGTAAGAATCGGTTCACTCAAGCACGAAGACTTTTCAAGAGTCTTTGCCAGATAAGTTCGGATTAGGTATAAAACCTAAGCCTAGTGTCTATCCTCATCTACCTTTCACCTCACCGGTTGAGTTATTTCTAACTCAACAAAACTTATTATACACTGTTTTATGTCTTTGTCAAGACATTTTGATAATCTTGGTGCCCCTTGACAGAATCGAACTGCCAATTGATGATTACAAATCAACTGTTATACCATTTAACTAAAAGGGCATATTGGTGGAGGATAACAGAATCGAACTGTTAATCACGGCTTGCAAAGCCGTTGTTATCCCATTTAACTAATCCCCCAATACGTTAATTATTTTTCTTTTCTTCTTCTGCTAGGTATTCTTGAAGTTTGGCTTGGAACTCTGATTCACTTAATCCGTGCCAACCAATACAATCTCCGGTTGGGCTACGACCACAGCCGCAGGTTCCAATTTTTTCTGTTGTATTAACTCTAACTTGCATATTATTCTCCCTTGTCCTCTCTACGATTTTTCTCTCTCTTAGGTTGGATCGCGGCAGCAAGTTCTGCACCAATCATGGCACGTTTCCAATCATTACGTTGTTGTGTGCTAGAAAATTTACTCAGTGCTAAACTGGTCTTTAAAGCCTTTGACATCTTATAATTTGCGGTAGGTTTCAACATTTAGTTTCCTTTTTTAAACTTGGTGGAAGGAGAGGGATTCGAACCCTCGGACCACTTTTACAGAGATCGACGGTTTAGCAAACCGCTGCCTTCAGCCTCTCAGCCATCCTTCCTAAATCTGGTGCATCGTAATGGAGTCGAACCACTGACATTCGCCTTGTAAGGGCGACGTTCTACCGCTGAACTAACGATGCATTTGGTGCCCCAGGTCGGACTCGAACCGACACGCACTAGGCACTGGCTTCTAAGACCAGCGTGGCTACCATTACACCACCGGGGCAAACAATGTATATTATGTATTCTTTGTTGACAAATGTCAACTATATTCTGGCGCCTCTGGAGAGATTCGAACTCCCATAACCTGGTTTAGAAGACCTGGCACCGCTCCATCGGCAGAGGCGTGTTTGGTACGGATGGTGGGATTCGAACCCACGAAACTCAGATTTTAAGTCTGATACGTATACCTATTCCGTCACATCCGTATATGGTGCCAACTCCTGGGATCGAACCAGGTTCTACCGCTCTTCAGGCGGCTGCAATGACCACATTTGCTAAGTTGGCATATTTGGGGTGAAGCCGGGAATCGAACCCTGCCTTACTGTTTCACAGACAGCCGTGCAACCATTACACTAGCAACACCATTGATGGTATCGTCTTATTTTGCAGGTTCTTTAATTCTTTCAATTTTCTCTAATGCATCGCGACGCATTTTAAATTCACGATGCTCATTCGGACGATGAACTATGATGTATTCTACACCATCAATGTTTTCGGTCACACGGATATCGTCACAGACAAAACGCTCATTATTAAAACGATTTTTAAGCATAGTTGCTTTCATAACAATCTCCTTGAAATGGCCGGTCCGGAGAGATTCGAACTCCCGACTGCTGGTTTCGAAGACCAGAACTCTTCCACTGAGCTACGGACCGGTGTATGGTGCTCTAGACAAGAATTGAACTTGTGATTCTGTCTTACCAAGACAGTGTTATACCACTTAACTACAAGAGCTTGGCAGGCGTGCTAGGGCTCGAACCTAGAATAACAGAGTCAAAGTCTGTGGTGTTACCATTACACTACACGCCAACAGTTATAGATCTTTAGCGTCCACACAGGTGCCGCCTTTGAACACATAGACATCGCTGTCTAATCTTAGTTGTTCAAAAACGTGATTATTTACACACTTGTAAGGATCTTTGCGATTTTGTACTAGGTAGACTGCTCCGAAACCTAGGCCTGCAAGGATCATTAGAATTGGAATGTATTTCAGGTACTTTACTAGTTCTGGCATCGCAGCTAATATCTGCGGCAGATTTTTCAGTAGCTCTTTCATACACTTATTTAAGTCTGGTGGTAATGGAAAGAGTTGAACTTTCACTGGGCACCGTATGAAGGTGTTGCACTACCATTATGCTACATTACCATATAGAAACACACTTATGCCTTTTTCCTAGAAGGTGGCCTTTCCCAGTACTCTAACTATGTTTGGAGTTAAGTGTGTTTTTATATGGTAGGAGCACAGGGATTTGAACCCTGGACCAACGGATTAAAAGTCCGCTGCTCTACCGCTGAGCTATACTCCCATATAGTCCGTATTAAGTTGATTTACTGTGCCAACCTGGACCATACGGGATTCCAGGCGACACTAAGGTTTACCTCGCTTCATGTCTTTCTCCTTAGTGTTTGTATTATATGTTCACTTCAATGTTTTGTCAATCCAAATCAACCCTATGATAACCAAAATAATAACTGCGACCGCCCCATTTTGTTTTCTCCTTATAGTTGGTAGCCTATCTTGGGAACGATCCAAGGACCCCCGCCTTATCAAGACGGTGCTCTACCACTGAGCTAATAGGCTATATTTGGTGGAAGCGGTGAGATTCGAACTCACGGACCCTTTCGGATCGTCTGTTTTCAAGACAGGTGCATTCAGCCAGGCTCTGCCACACTTCCATAATCTTTGGTACCCCTCGTCGGATTCGAACCGACACGATTCTCCTTTTGAGAGAGACGCCTCATACCAATTGGGCTAGAGGGGCATACTGGAGCACAGGGTGAGATTTGAACTCACGGTTTTAGGGATTTGCAGTCCCTTGCATTGGGCCACTCTGCCACCTGTGCATTGTTTGGCGTACCCTGAGGGATTTGAACCCCCACCGACAGTTTTGGAGACTGTAATGCTGCCGTTACACTAAGGATACATATTGGTGCCTCTGGCAGGACTCGAACCTGCACACGCCGGCTTATCTGGCCGGTGCTTTGACGAGGTATAAGCTCGTTTCTTTACCATTAAGCTACAGAGGCAAAACTTGGAGCGGGTGAACAGTCTCGAACTGTCGACCTTAACTTTGGCAAAGTTACGCTCTACCAACTGAGCTACACCCGCATGGTACACGGTACGAGAATCGAACTCGTCTTTCCGCCTTGAAAGGGCAGCGTCCTTACCGATAGACGAACCGTGCATTATTTGGCTCCGAGAGTAGGGATCGAACCTACGACCAATTGGTTAACAGCCAACTGCACTACCGCTGTGCTATCTCGGAATAAAACTTTGGCGGTCCCAGGGGGTAACGATCCCCCTCCTTCGGCGTGACAAGCCGGTATGCGTCCATGAACACCTTGAGACCAAATTTGGTGGACCCTGAAGGAATCGAACCTAATCGCCAGCCACCCAACATATCAAGGCAACAGATTTACAGTCTGCCGTTGGGAACAGGATCCAAAATTTGTAACACTCTCCGACTATGTCTGTCAACCGCTTACAAGGCAGTAAGGAGAGTGTGTAATTAAGCATTCTCCTTTATGATTTTAGACGCCGTCGCAGGGCGAATGGTGAATGCTTAATTACGCTAGTTTTTTTAGTCCCACAAGAGGGATTCCATCCACTAGGCCGCCCGTTTACGTTTTTATTACAGTGTGTCGCTAGGACCTCGTTCCCTATCCACACTTGAGTCTTAGTCTTCGTAGACTGGACTCATTTGTTGAGCTTCGTATAAAACACGGGCTCTATCGATCTTATCTTGAATAAGTTTGCGTTTCTGTTCTTCATCTAGTACCTGACTAGCAGAAGCGTAAGCCTGTTCAACTATGTGTTGACTCAACTGATTAAATTCTTTTTCGTTCAAATACATATTTCTCCTTATATAAACAAAAACCCCAGGGTTTTTAGTCCTGGGGTCCTTTTGTGGTTTGAGTTACTTTTTGCTTAACTCACAGCCTCCACGGACCCCGGATATAGCTCTGGTGTACGATCATTATTAAAGAGACTAATCGCAGACCAAGAGATGGACATGCCTACCTGTTTGGCTATACAATAATGTCTTGATAACGATCTTACTGTGTTCATTTGCTTTGTTTTTTCCTTTAAATTATGCGCTATCTCTAACGCATATGTCTATTGTATAGTTATTTAGTCTCGCTGTCAACCACTTTTGGTAAAATTGATTACAAGCTCTGTTGCTTGTTTTGCAAGACAATTTAACTATGCACTAATTGTATTGTCTGTTTATTTATATGTCAACTAAAAATACCCAGATAATGTGGCATTTTTACAACAGTTTATCAGATTCGATTAGTAAGTGCTTACCAACTTCGAACATACCTACTCCGCCTACGAGATCAAGACAACTGGCGTGAACCTGTGCTTCGCCGCAGTCATCCATCGAACAGGCTACGAATTCTTTTATCTTTCCTTCCTCGATCTGTCGTTGCATTTCTCGCAACACTTCTAGCATCGAGATTTTTCTTTCTTCATCTTTTTTAGCTTTTGGATCAAGTGTAACTACATTCATAAAAAATCCTTAGGTAATATGGTCTGCCACATTAAGATCTACACATTCTTCTGCTGTCAGATAAACATCAGACGGTGGCAGCAATTTTTTCTTGATCACGCCGGCAGCTAATCCGGTGGCTTCTTTCAATATCACTACCATTTTTTCATTACAGATATCATTTTCTTTCATGGTCGCTTTGAGATCATGATATTTGTCACTCATAGTTTCGCTGAATTGATGACACATAAAACTGGTATTTCTGGCAGCATATCTTTCGCCTTTGGTTCCTGCTGCAAAGATTAAAAATGCTGCACTCATCACTGAACCCAGGGCTATAGTTCTTACAGAATGACGACTATTTCTAATCACATCGATCAGTGCAAATGCTTCGTAGAGATTACCGCCCGTTGAGTTTATGTACAGAGTAAGAACTTTTTCTTTGGCATCTAGATTTTCGTATAAAATCCATTTGATGCATTCTGAAATATTGCTCTCTTCAATTTCCCCAAAAAGATAATGTATGTTGCTTTCGAGTAATTTAATGTTGACGCGATCTTCCGCATTAAAATCATCTGCTTTTTTGGTCACGTTTGCTCCTCTGGATTCACTATTACTTATCATATATTATAGCATCAGTTAATTCCAGCGACCGTTTTCATAATCCCAATGTCTGTTATCGTATATCCTAAAACACACTCCGTAGCCCAAAATGCCTAAAACAAGTTCTAAACCTGCGTGATCTTGTTTGGTAGTGAACTTACATTCTGCGTCTAAAATCATTCCGTCGTAAAAAGTGTGTTCTAATTCCCAACTTTTATTTTGGGTGATTTTACCAAAAATGGAACCTAGATTTTTAAATCTATCTCGGCTCCAGGGATTTTGAATTTCAAACCGTAGATTTATCATTCGGGTAAGGGAGTAAATCTACTCAAAAAGCTTTCTTGATAACAGCTATATTCTTTAGGCTGATCGTCAACAGGTTGTTCCATTCTGTAGTAGACCCAATCTTTGCCTTCTACTATCATAGTTCCTATAACAACAAAAACTCTGCCCTGTCCACTCCACCATCTTGATCCGTTTTTTATTTCCATACACCCTCCTATGTTTTAAAAACTTCCGTAGCCTCCGTGTCTACATTCTCTACCATATGTAGCATAAATCTATATGCATCCCAGGCTGTCTTGACAGACTCGTTATCACTGAGAGCTGTGGGGAAAATATCGACCCAGATTGAACTCTCAGGTTGCATATGACGATGCATACCCTGTGCTCTGGGCTGTAGCACACGATTGGTATTCCACAGTGCCAATGCTACTGCTAAACATTGATCGTAGTCTAGACCCATTAGGTAGGTAGATTCATCCATATATGTGCCGATGACCTGCGCAATATGTTCTTGATCTCTGATACGGGTGGCAGTGATGAGGAATGCCACATCGTCGATGCTGACTTCGCCGTTGACGATATCACGAACACAACGACCAAAACTAAAACCAATCTTCATTCTTCGAGCCCTGACTGTTTCATTTCTCGTTGGCGCTGATCTTCGTCGATGAGATCTTCTTCTTTAGCGTGTGCATCACAGGCAGTATAGATCCAACCTCGACCACGTATCTGACCAGGACTACCACATTCTTCGCAGGTCACTGCACTCATACTTTCAGCCATACGGATCATACCATAGATAGTATCGTCAACGCCACTGGTATAAAAACGCAGTGTACCAAACTTTTCTTTGACCTGCATGGCTATGACCTGCGAGCAGCCTTCCCCACGTCCATACTTTTCTTTCTGCTCTTGCTTCCAATCAACGTGATGCTGGATATTTGAGCAGAGCTGATTGATGATATTAAACCAACCATCTCCGCATTCAAATCCCCAACACATAGCAGTTTCTGCCATAGGAGCGTGTCTATCCTTGAAAATCTTAGGATAGCGTTCACACAGCAGTTCGTCTAGTTCTCGTTTCATTTTGAAATCAACCAATTCAAATGTGCTTTAAGAAAACGGACCAAACCGTAGAGTTCTTTACTGTTTTCAGGACAGAGTTTGCTTCGCCAATCGTGCTTTAAGTTTACAGACTTCTTTTGTAGATAGCGGGTTTTAAACGCAGTACCTGGTTTAGAAATGGTAACATTGTAGTCCCAAGAAGTATCATAGTACTGACTGCGACCAGTTTTGCCTTTGACAAACTTGCAGACATAACCATCGGATGTACGAATAGTCCAATGATTCTTTTCATCTTTACTCCAACTGTAGCCTTCGATAGTATCAGCGATCTCTCGCATATCGTCAGCTTCTTTTTGTAGAGCTACCAATCTGTTAGAAATTTTAGTCATATCGCTGGGAGTCAAACCCATTAGTTGAGCCTGTACTAGGATACGTTCTTGTTTGTCAGTGAGTTTTGCTCTTTCTCTGGGCATAATACACTCGCTATTTCAATTAATGATACACTATTATAGCATATCTTCTTAAGAAAGTCAATGAGGTTTTGTCAATGATTTTGATATTTCTACCACACCGCCATAGGCTAAACTAACCATAATAATCGCTAATGGCGGAACTACAAAGATTATATAACACCATATTAGTATTTTGGCTATCATCCCCACCTCAGCAGAAACATAGTAATTTCTTTTTTATTTTTAAATTGAAAAGTATCAAAACTTAATCGGCGGCCGCAGTTGTGTTCTTCACACCATTGTTGTATTGGATCTATGTCTTTTTCGCTGAGTCCTGTGACAAAATGATTTTCATTATCTGCAGAAATTACCCGCATTCTTGCTGATAGTGCATATCGCCTAGCAGTATCTATCCAATAAATTTTGGTATTGGGTAGTTCGGTCATTTCATCGATCCATATTTGATTATATCTCATGCCCATCTCATAGCAAACATACTAGCATCTTGCTCGTTTTGGAAATACCAAGCTCGACAACTAGATTCTTTTATGTCTCGAAATTTACTTTGGCAATGCTCCATACACCAGGTCAATTTTTCTGCAAAGTCATCATCATTGATTAATCTCACCACATGATAAGATTCAAGGATCTGCATCAATCTTTCGTGTTCCAATAAAATTGCCCCTACTTGTTTATGGGCCATATTGGCAAATAATTTTGGATATTCTTTACTTGCCATACTTTAACAACCATTCTGTCAATGCTGGTCCCATAAATTTTGCTCTTATTACGTACTTATGTCCCATATCGGCAAAATCTGCCTGATGATAGTACACAGGAACTTCATAGGCATTTTTCATTACCCATTGTCCTCGTTCACTCTGTTGCCATTCCCATATAGGTTGGGCAGCGTATATTTCCGGATCGTCAACATCGCCTACTTTAAATTCATAAACAGTTACTCCGCGAATTTCTTCGACTCTGTCTCCTACGATTTTGTATTTTATGTCCATTTTAATGTAAAGTTCACAGCGTCTCCTTTGTTTTCAAAAACAAAGGTGGTACCTCTATGCTCAAAAGGATGTTTGATATGTTCTTCGCACCACATCAAAATGTCTACAGAATGTTTGCGACTGAAGAATCTAGTAAGAACTACTTTCTTCCATCCTAGTTGTACCAGCATGTCTGATAGTATGTGAAAATCCATTTCACTCTGCATGCCACTGGCTAACTCATTGGCGATTTCTTCTTCTAGGTTTGCGGCCATATTGATTTTTTAAAGTACTCTCACATCCACCTCAGTGCGAACATCACATGATCGTAATCATTGTTGAAGAAGAAGAATAGTCTAGGACCTACACTGTCATAGGTCCATCGCTTGTCTCCTACAAGTCCACGAGGATCTGGTTCGCTGTGTCCAAATCTCTGCACACACCATCGGACCATTTCTTTCTTGTGTTCTGCCTGTAGTTTGTCAAAGCTGATTTTAATCACATCCACCTCAGAGAAAACAATAGATAATCTCGTTCTTCTTTAAACCAGAACTGGGTACTTCCAAACATTGAATCGACCCGCCAGCGATTATCACCTAAGACCAGAGAACATTGCCAACCACCGGTTCCGAGATTCTTTTGACACCAACGTATCATGTCCTCTTGTTCATGATATCTGTCTTTGCCAAAAGAAACCTTAGTGATTAACTCCAGGTCCTGTGTGCTTCCGCTACCCATTCTGCACCATCATATTCTTGTATGATCCATTCAACATCACCAGGGATCTCCACTATTTTAAGATTGGAATGGGGACCGTTGGCTCCCATTCCTAGTTGCTTGACGATTTTTACTAGATAGGGATCATCTCTAGCGATTTCCCTATCGTAAAATTCAGGATCGGTGATACAGGCCAAACGACGATACTCATCGATAGCTTTAGAACTTAATCCAAAGCCACCATAGCAGTCATTGATAACCACAGAACGCACACCTGTTTTTAGATCTTCTAGAAACTTTTGTTTATCGTTCATATTTCCACCGTTAAGTTAGGGTTCCAACCAGTATCCTCACTCCACCCACTGGTCTGTTCATAGCCTCTGGGATTACAGATAACACGGCAATCACCGACTGAGTAGTCAAATGGATGATGTGTATGACCGTGCGTCCACAGTTTTATCTGAGGATGATCTAACATTATGTCTGTGAGATCACTGTGATATGCACCGTTCATTACGTGATCACTTCTGTACATTTCGTGGCAGCTCTGATAAGAAGGAGTGTGGTGACCAACTACCACTACCTTTTTATCTGGATTTTCTTTTACTACCAGTTTTATATAATCTACGGTATCACGATGTCGTTTAGCAGTTTCTACAGGCTTTAATTTTGTATAGCCCAAGTTATCATCCGTGATAGCACGAAAATCGTTCATCATATCACGAACGGCGTGAAGTGTCAGAGGATCACCTTTGTTCATATCTGTCCAAAGGGTTCCGCCAACAAAAACTACATCGTTGATGATTTTGGTATCTCTTTCTAAGAAATAGACATTATCGTGAACTGCGCAGGCAGCACGAAGCTTGTCTATACTCTTAGACCAATATCCGCCATAGAATTCGTGATTACCTGCGATATAAATCACGTGAGGGAACTGAAAACTTACTCTCTTTAAAAAGTCTCTAAAACGGATTCCAAGCTCACTTTCTGGCAGAAGAATTTTTTCAGCCAGCATAATATCACCGCCGAGTATTAAGACGTCAGCATTGTTTTCATTTTTTATGAAATAATCCGAAAACTCTAAATGCAGATCGGAAACAATTTGGATACGCATAATTTCTCTTTCTTAGAAAAGTATGTATATTATAGCACCACTTAATTGAAAAGTCAATCAGTTAAATACATGTATATAAACCCGGGGGCGAAACGATGGGAGATTTTTTCAAACTGGTCGCAGAATTGGGCTTTCCAATCGCGGCTGCAATGGGGGCAGGATACTTTGTATTCCTAACGCTCAAATTTATTTTGGCTGGTGTTACATCTAGTGTAAAAGGTATGGCTGGTATTATTAACGCACTGGATAATCGAGTCAAAACCATGAATCACGATGTGATTCGCATCGACACAGTAGTTTCGAATGCATTAGGTCTTAGGCCCGATGTAGATCGTATTGCTCGTGCCGATGGAAAAAATGATGCTAGAAGAGACTGATTATGGAAGCTGGTCTTCTATTTGAGTCTTTTTTGGTATTTTATCTCTTAGAGTGCTTGGTTTTGATTTTAGCAGCAGTGTATTATTACCACGAGCCTAAAACACAAACAAAAAAAGTTTGGGATCCGTGGGGATTTTTTAAGGAATAAAAATGTTATATGTTGATTATACCTGGGATTGTAGTGAAAGAGGAATCCTTCTTGATGAAGAATTTAACAGCGACAAGCTGGGCTGGAAAAGCGGAGATTATTTTCAGTTAATCAACATAAACGGAAGGCAGATATTAAGAAAAGTAGGAAATGTTCAGCAGTTCATACTAGAAGGAGCGGATAAAAATGAACAAGAATGAAGCCTGGTGGGATTCGTTATCTCCACAGATGCAGAAGTATCTCAAAGAACAACCAATTTGGAGAGACAGAGATTTATATAAATCTCTAGTTATAGGAGTGGTCTTAGGATTTTTCGTTGGTCTCGTTGTAGGATACGAGTGGGCATGGAGACCGTTGGAACAATCTATTAGACCGTTGATCGGATAATGGATTCTACTTTAATACTATTTGGATTGACCTATACCGTGGCCGTGATAGCATTATTGTTTGCCATTTATTCTTTTCTAACTTTGAGAGAAGTAGAAAGAGAATTGAATGATTCTAAAAAACGACAGACAATGAGTGCATGGAATTATTATCACGACAAAGCGGAAAAAGTATCAAAGCCATCACCTTTCAAAAATTTATAAGGGGAAATAAATGGATCCAGTAGAATTAGTCAACAAATATGGTTTTCCCATAGTCGCCGCAGGCGGCATGGGATATCTCATCTTTTACGTATGGGAATGGGCCACAAAGGAAGTTAAACCAGTACTCAGCGAAGCAAATACAACTCTAATAGCCCTGATCGATCGTATCCGTATGTTAGACAATGATCTTATTCGATTACAACAAAAAGTTAATACAACACTACATCTACGTGGTAAAATTATTGAAAGTGAGCGTGTTTTAGAACAGGTCAAAGTCGACAACGAAGCCAATAAAAAATTCGACGAAGCTGCTCACATAGATGACAAAAAAGTCTAATAACTGCTGGCCAACTTATAGGCTTCGGGAATTCGAGTCTTAGTATTTTTACTATTCAATAGGACGACAATACGTCGTCCTATTTTTGTATCCAGCATCATTACAATACATCCGCCCGATGCTCTGATATAACCTGTCTTGCTGATAATAAAATCTTTATGTGCCACTAACGGATTGGTATTTTTGAAAACCAGATACTTTTTCTTCTTGTAAGGAATCTTCACCACAGACATGTTACTGGCCGCTACTATTTCTTCGTAGTGTTCTGCAGCCTTGACTAATTTTATTAGATCGTAGGCTGTACTAGAATTCATTACCCCCAATCCTGTAGGATCAACAAAACTGGTATCTAACATGCCGAGATACTTTGCTTTGGCATTCATAGCGTTCACACAGGCAGTACGTCCTCCGTGATAATGGTTACATAATGCTTCGGAAGCTCTGTTATCGGAATGCACTATGGCTAACTGTATCAATTCTTTTCTCGTATAGGGTTTGAAGAATTGATCCAAATCCTGTTTGGCATCTAAAATTACCATAACAGTCATTAATTTGGTTATGCTGGCGATACTACGACGCTCGTGCATGTTTTCACTTTGAATGATATCCCCATCGCCGTTGGCCACTAGCCATGCGGTAGCTGTAATATCTTTGGCCTGAGTGCTGAAAGACAGCGATACTAATAAAATAAAAGAAAAAAATCTCAACATGGTTTGCAAATATTAAAAGACTTAATACCATTTAGGCTAAAAGTTTGTATAAACTTAGCCATATCGTCGTTGACGCTGATCATCTGTGCCGGGGCCATGAACTAATATTGTAGCATCAGCCACACAGAATAGTCAATCCACCAATCTAGAGGAGTATATATCATTTTTCGTGAGCGATAAATTCGCCATTCCAGTCAGGACCTAGATCTTGCTGTTTCATAAAGTCACAGCGTTCAATCCACATCTTGTAATACTTGTCCATCTGGCCGTCGAAGGAACCTTTTAATTCTCCGCAGAGAATTTTAGCCGCATCAAATTGTTTTTCTTTGTATAGTTGATGCATCTTATTGTGTGTTTCCAGTGACTTATAGTAGGCTGTTTCATTGCCTCTGATTCTTAGCACAGTGTAGATGCTGTCCGCTACTGTCTTGCCTTTTGGTTGTAGGTTATCCAAGTATAGGTAGAAGAAATCGTTGGCTGTTCTATTGTATGTTTCTGCTCCGATGATGGCCAACACACCATAGGCCTTACAACGTGCTTCTAGTCGTGCAGCAGTTGAAACCATATCGCCTAAGATATCATATCCGTGCCTAGCAGTCGAACCCATCTCACCAATATATCCATCACCGGTATTGCAACCCCAGCCCATCGCGGCAGGAGGTAAGCCTAGTGCTTCTTTTTCTTTAGTAAACGTCTGCACAGCATCTAACATTTCTAAACCAACTTTGACGATAGTATGAGCATGATTGGGATCATCCAACGGAGCACCATGCATGTGCATACTAGCATCGCCTACATACTTGATGACCATACCGTTGGCATTGATGATAGGAATAGTAATAGCATCCATGTAGCCGTTCATATATTTGGCTAGTCCTTCTGGTCCACCATTACCTGGTTTATCAAAGTGTTCCCCAATTGGGGTGAATCCACGTAGATCGCTGAACATAACTGATACATCTTTTTTAACACCTTTCTTGATTAAATCTGGATTCTCTTGTAACAGTCTCACGACTTCTGGAGAACAATAGCCAGCGAACTGTTTCTTTATGGCCTGCTTCTGTAAGAACTCTGAGACGAACTTGATACCGTAGGCATGCAGAGCGACCAAGAGTAGGCCAACTGCAGGGGCAGTAGCGTCAAGTAACCATAGATTGAAATCGAACATAAGCCAACTGCCAACAGCACTACCAGCCACGATAATAATCGTTGTTGCCAAACCTGCATACACATACCTCGTTAAGAAAATTAATAATACACCCGCCACTGCCAGTATTAAAATTTCAAGACCATCTGCATAGTCGGGTCTTTGTATAGTAACACCGTTAAACATAGTACCTAGCACAGCGGCCTGTACTTCGTGCGGCCAAACACTACCCACTGCTGTGGGCACAGGATTACCTAACCCTGCTGCTGCTACTCCCACTATTACCACAGCACCCCCAAAATCTTTTGGTAGTTCTGTCATCGACACACTTTTAGATTGTTGGCTCCAGTCAATCCACACACGACCTAGATTGTCTGTGCTGATAGGACCAAACTTGGGTATACGCATTTTTTCTACGCCGTTGTCGTTCAATTTAATTTGAACAGTTGAATCCTGTGCCGCCACACGCAGAGCTTCCATGGCCAAGCTAGGATATATCTTACCGTCTACAGCTACCAATAAAGGCATCCTACGATTAACACCATCCACTTCTGGTAGAGTATTGACTACGCCCACGCCAGCAGCCTTTTGTTCTATGCTAGCGATATTGGCCATGATACCAGGATATTGAATTATTCTATCCTGATAGTCTGATCCTATGACTGCGGTTCCTGGTTGCTTTGCTTCGTTTTTATTTCTATCCGCAGGCATATTAGGCAGTATCACAGGGTACCTAGACAGTGTGTCTGCTAGAGCTCGATCTCCGCCTTGTCTATCCTTTTCTGTCATCAGCACATTGAAAACCACTAGCCCAGCATTTCTTAGATAAAGATTTTCTATAAGTGCTGCATATATTTCACGGTTAAATGGCCATTGTCCGTATTTGTCTAGAGCATTTTCATCTATGTTTACCGTGACAATGTTATTTTCTGTGGGAATTTTGTTGACTATGAGTGTGTCAAAATATCTTAATCTTATACTTTCTACAAAGACAGGATCGGCTATTCTTATACTTACTATAAGTGCCAATGTTATAATAGCAGTCCAAGGACTTAAGAGTATTTTTTTCATCATTGAGTATTTAACTAACTATTTGAGGTGATTAGCTAGTTAAATCTTCTCAAAAATAAATTTAGAATTGTTGCCCACTCCAAGGATACAGGCAAACTCTTTATTACTTTTTAAAAGAGTCCAGCTGTTGCCCTTGAGATCAACCCATAGACTGTATACTGAGCCGTCATTATCGTGGTTTCCGGCCCAACTTAGTTTTTCTTGATAATTTTTATTTAGACTCTCTATCACTGTTTGTGTGGAATCACACAATACAGGGTAATCATATCTAAATTGAGCGTTGGCTATAGAGCTAGTTAGGCAGAATAGGAACGCCACGGAATACAGACGCATGGCATACTCCTTAAAACACTATTTATTTTTGAATCTGTCTTTGATCAACATACCTGCATATGTTCCTGAAAATGCCCCCATCAGTGCAGGTATAAGAGCCATGTTATCTTGTGTATAATTTATTACAGCAACACTGGCAGTGAATGTTACAAATGCTGACCAGAAACTGGCAGTTAGCGGTTTGTTGTTTTGAATAGAATTCACAAAACATACATAGATTATATCTGTTACAAAAATTGCAAGAAACGTGATCAGATAAGTCAGCATCAATTTTGTTGCTTATCCTGCTTTTCTGTCTGTACCTGTGGAACAGGTTCGGGAGGCCATACTCGGTCCTTGATATAACTAGCACCAAACCAACCCCAGGCAGAAAAGAATCCCCACATCATTATTTCTAATATCATAGCTTGTCCTTAAAAAAACACAGCTATTTAGTGAGAGAATTATTGCCCCTGTGTTACAGTGATTGCAGCGCAGCTGATCTGGGCGCAGTTGTAATTGATTGAATAATGCTGCTGAGTGCTACCAGATTGTGATGTTGTGATAGAAGTAGTTCCGCCACTTAGTGTTATATTGGCCATGTGTGCAGCACTTCCGCTCTGTGTTAGATTGACAGTTTTATTTCCGCCGCTTAGATTAATTTCTGAATAGTGATTACCGCTGCCGCTTTGATTTATAGTTAGACTATTAGCTGTATTATCGATAGTAGCCATTATTCCTTTGGTACCTCCGGTACTGCTCTGTGTAAGATTTACAGTATTAGAACTGCCTATAACATCTAGTTCTATATAGTTTGTAGCACTGGCACTGGTACTGGTTTGTGTAGTATTGGTTGTATTATTGCTTCCGCTGACATAAATTTCACTATAGTTATTTTTTGTTCCGCTTTGTATAACCGTAGCAGAATTATTGTTACCTATTTGTGTAATGATAACCTTAGTATCCTGTAGTGGTCTGTTCTGGAATGTTGTAACTCTATTAGTAAATTGTGTGTCAGCATTAAACGGTGCATTAGTTCCACCGCAGCAGAAACTGCCGGGATTAGACACTGAGCCGGAACCTGCGTCTGCAGATGTCGTTGCATTATTATAGTCATAGTAAAAAGTTATTTCTGCTATCTGCATCGAGTCGCAGTTTAATCCGCAACCATCTCCTGCTTTGGTTGTAGGGAAGAATATGTAGTAATAGATATATGATGTAGAATTGGTCACGGTGATCATTGCGCTGGTATTATATCTACTGTCGCTGAGATTTAGATTACCGTCTTGTATCAGCGTCCAAGTAGTACCATTATTACTACCATATAATTTGTAACTGGTAGGATCTCTACCTGGAAAATCGTTGGCGGTGGTTAAAGTAAATCCTGTGACAATACGACCCTCATTTAATTTCACAGTCACTCCAGCATTGTACTTGTCAAAGTTTAGATATTTGGTATAGGGGTTGTTGTCAAATGCGTTAGCGGCACCTTCGCCTGCAGGACTATTATTACTGGTAGGATAATGATTGGTGATCCAAACATTACTGCTGTTGTTGTAGATGGCAGTGGGCACAGGGCTAGGAGTAGAATTGCTGGGCGTTTGTGTGGCAGTTTGACCCTGACTTAGTGGTACAGTTGAGTAATTGGCATCAGCATAGGTGTTGGCCTGCGCTGTGGTGGGATTCAATGTGCCGGTCCAAGATACACCGGCTGTGTTGTTCATACCTGAACTGCCACTAAAAAGTTGACCGGTGTCGTTGTCGCTGCCTACGAAAAAGAAATAATCAGGACCCATATTGACGATTTTACCTAGGCCAATGGTTCCAGCCACACTTCCGTCGCTGTTGTAGACTTTGCCTTCATAGGGAAAACTGGCATTGCCAGAAAGACTGAATTTCACATACTGTCCTGCTTGCCACGACCATTGTCCACTGGTCCAGGGTATCTTATACATCACACCTGGATTCTTACTGTAGATCTGGCAGGTCGTGGTGTTCAAACAAGCACTTACATTCCATTGACTATCTGCTATCTGGTATCGACCAAATTGTATATCTGTAAGAGCAGCCCAAGTCTTAGGGCTGAGAAGTATCAAAAGAAATAAGATGATGGCTGCATCAAGCCAAAGTTTAAATTTGTTCATCGGTTCCAGATCCTTACTGTTACTTTGTTAGATCCATCGCCTACTGTTTTAGTCTCAATATCGTTAGAATTAATAGAAATACTATAGGTAGTGTTGTCCATCTTTTCACCACTTCTAATTACTATTGTATTGCCTCGATCGTCGTCTTTTCTATAATACCAATTTAGACCTTTTTCGTTGCCGCAGTCATTAAAAGGCCAACAGGGATTAGACCTAGGGTCGCCTAATGCTCCGTTGGCTCCTGCGTTCAAACCTATTAACTTTGTTTCTTCATGGGCCTGTGCTAGTCTAGAGACCGCATTTTTATCACTACTTTCTCTAGAGGTTTTCTTTTCATCATCATTGGTTCTGCTTTTATCCTTGTCTCGATCTTTTTTATCATCTCTTTCTGTTTCAGATTTTAGAATAGATTCGGGTTTTTTCAAGTTGCTGTCATTGCTTACAACTGCAGGATCAACCTTTACAGGTGGGAGTGGAGGTTGTTGCGCATCAGTAACATAAGTAGCGGTGTAGGCTTCTCTCAGCGATACGCTTCCTCCAAGAGTTTCAACTTCAATTGCACCCACAGTGCAATTTCCGGATATTTGTGTATGAGTTACTAATCTAGATTCATCATCGCAACTAGGAAGTAAAACTACAAGACTTCTTCCTACTTCATCTACGGTCATGGCAAAATCGGTTCCTCTTACGGCAATAGATGCCGTAGGAGTTTTGATGTTAACATTTTGTGGATTATTTTTTGCTACCTGACCGCTGGCATACCTAACTGTACCTAGAGCAACTTTCATTCCTAGTTTTCCAGCGTCTTTGATATTTGGATCAAAGACAAAATCATCTATAACTAATCTTGAGTTTTCTGTGATTTTTACTTTGGTATTATCTATAAATGTAATGCCTGTGCTAGTTTTTGAACCAACTATAACAGTATCCATCGATTCAACGATGCTTTTATCTTGTGCTTTGATTGATTGATTTTTTCTTTTTATTTCAATGGCTGTGCCCTGGAGTTCAGTCAAATTTCCTATGTTTGCTTGAACTCCAGTGCAAAATAACATGCTGACAAGCAGCCATACCGTTTTCATTAATTACCTGTAGAAACGTTTACATTGTTACTGTTGCCATTGGTTGTAATATTCACTGTTGTATTAACAGTTCCGGACTGAGTCACAGTATGTGTGTTAGAAGTTCCTGTCACACTGGCTACTAATGTATGTCCGCTACCTGCACTGGCACCACTCATAGTTGAAGTAAATGTGTTAGAGTCTCCTAATATTGTAATCGTGCTAGAACTATTATTAGTTGTAATAGTTTGTGTTACAGTATTGCTGTCACCGGTAATATTTAAAAGATTACTAATATTTGATCCTTTAATAGTACTGGTAACAATATTAAGATCACCTGTAATATTCATAGTACTAGTGACATTAGTACAACCTGTTGTTCCGTCACCGCAAACAAAAGTAATCTGATTTGTATCACCGACAACAGTCTTGCTGATAGTATTGCTACTACCTACTACTGTATAATCAATAATATTTCCGTCGCCAGTTTGTGATGCAGTTAGAGTATTTGTAGAACCTGTGATTTTACTTTGTTGATTTAATCCGCTGTTTCCTACTCTATTATTAGCACCTATTTGTGTTATCGTAACCGTGTTGGTTGATCCGACTTGTTCAATGTAAACCCCATTGTTTGCGTAGGCGCCTGAACCCCAGAACACGGCCGCTATTACAAAGGCGAAACCACTTCTAGAATTTTTTAACATTTTTCGCTCCTTGGTATTTTATTATACCTTGTTATTTTATTTTTAACTAATCTAAGCCTTACTTTTTGCCTGTGTATCTATAATCTTTATTTTCTCACTTTGTTCCAACTGCTTCTTGTCTCTCAACAGACTGCTCTTGTGGAGTTTCTGTTTTCGGGGTTTCCGAAGGTGCGGAGTTCGTTTGAACCAACTCATTTTTCTTCTCCTCGTTTTTTACAGCGACCGTTTCAGACTTAAAGGCCCAGTGTCCTTTTCTAACACCATCATTGATCATCTCGATAACAGCAGCATGAATGGCTAATTGTACTGCCTTGTTCATTGATTCGTTAGTTGCTGACCCTGTTTCTATTTCTAAAGCCTGTGTTCCTGCATCGTAAAATCTAAGAACTCCTAGTTTATCCATAAAACTAATAACTTTTTTATTAGTATTAACAACTACTAAGACTTCTCCGGTAGCCACAGAAACTGCTCTTAAACTAACAGTTACTTCGTCTTGTTGATACTGTGTTGTAGCACCAATACCTAATAATCTAGCGCCACTACCTCCGCTCATTGTATTAGAATCGTAGCCAATAATACCACCTTCTACAAGTATTCCAGCGAACAACATAGGAGGTAAAGGCTGTGCTTTATCTCCTTGATAAAGTTCTCTCATTTGACGAATTAACTGACGTTCTTTTACAAGATTATCTAATCCGCCTCTTTCTAAAACTTTGAACCATTTGCCGCTTCCAACATCTTGTAAACTTTTAACAAGATAAGCATCTGCACCTTGTGTGACAGCAGAACTAAGGCTAGCAATGACCTGGCTAGATTTTCTTTGTCCGGTCATATCCCTAAAATTATAAACTGCTACAGTGATAGCGCCTGTAGAAGGTTCTGGAAGTTTTACTTCATTCTTAAGTTTAGGTGCGATGACTACAGGATCTTCAAAACTTCTTACAGCATTTCCCATCGTTCCGCAACCTGCTAATAAAATAGCCAGTACTATAGGTGTTATTTTTGTTATGGTACTAGCCATCCGAAGTCTCCTATTGGTACGGTCATCGTAGTAACATTACCGTTAGCATCTCTAATGGTTATTTCAATCATATTACCTGCTTTGGTGTATGTGATTGTTCCGCCATTGAATACAAATGTTCCGGTGGCTTGAGTTCCCTGGCCCTCAAATAATTTTTCAGTTATCTGTCTTGCTAGTTCATTGTAAACACGACTTTCTAAGTTTGCCACAAACTTGGCCATTGTGGTGTTTTTAGCATCGTTTTCTGCTTTCAATTCATCGGCTTTTTTCTCTGCGGCAATTGCAAGTTTTCGACTTAGTTCTTGACTGTAGATAGTTAAGGCATGACTTGAAAACCCAATGCCTGAAAAGGAAGGACTGTTGAATTGATGGACAAGTTCGGCAGCTTGTCCTGCTGTCGATAAGGATAAAAATATCCCTAAAGATACTAACGTTTTCTTCATCGGTTCGCTCCCGGTTACCTAATTATTTAGTGAACCGGTAATTCCGATAATAGTATGAGTTAAACCAATAGAATGTAAGCGATACCTAGATAGGTGGCCTGATGTGCAAGTTGATCTAAACCAAATTGATTCCAAAATTGTGGCTTAGTGTTGTCTTTACAACCATATTTTACTTTTACAAAATCTATTATGTAATGTAAAATTCCTTCAACAAATGCGATTATTAAAATTGCCAATCCCGATAATGGATGTATTAGGCTGAACAATAATAAAGCTACTAATGTGCATAACACATGATCTGCACTGTGACTTATGCCAATGGGATCTAACCAAACGCCTTTTTTAACAGTCTGTAAATAGGTTTGGATTTTGAAATCTGCGTACCAATGTTTGATCTGAAGAAATAATAAAAGTAGCAGTATTTCCATTTATTCTATTTATATAGCATTTTCCCTAGATTTCAGGAAAAAGGCAGTCTTGAATAAAAACTCTTACATCTTCCTTATTTACTGAGGATCGATGACGGATTAATGCTGCGAGAATTATTTTGCAATAGCAGATATTTTTGGAAATGCTTCTGCTGGTCTTGGAGAAATAGGATACGCAGCACTAACACTGATATTACTCACAGAAAGTAAATCTCCTAAACTATCTGCATAGTTTGTTCTAGCCGGGCGTTTACCTGCATGAACGAATAATATACCCATTCCTGCCGCTTTGGCACCAAAATATAATTCTAAATTGGCTAGCCCGTGATAATACAAAGCATCTTTTGCATTTTTGCTTTTAAGAGATTCTTCTATCTGAGGTAGATATTTGTTATTAGAACCCCACAATGCTCCTATAGTAGCAACAGCATCTTTAACTATTTGATCCGCCTTATCTGGATTAGAATTCATTCCTGCTACTATATGTTCCATAGAGTAACCGCTTTTACCCGCACCGGTAATCAAATTTCCGTATTTTTGTAAAAATTTTGATACTTCTGCTGAGTATGGTGCAATATTTGTTTTCACATCATCATCGCTGAATCTACCTGCGGTTTTTCCGCCCTTGACTTCTATTTCGCGGTTATCGCTGATGACAGTTAGGTCACCTTTGCTTCCTTTAGTTAAATTTTTACTATGTGTGGAAAATAAAATTTCGCCGGGACCAATACGCTGTCCTGGTTGATACATCAACATATCATCAAAATAATGGGCTACTTCGGCAGATGTATTATAGTAGGGAATAATCTTTGAAAGATCACTAGATGTTGCTTTCAATGCATTTAAATTCACAAGGCTGTCATCTTCTAACTTTAAGATAATATCTTTTATCTCTTTTGAAGTGAGCCCGTTTCCTATCATAAACTTAGCCATTTCCTTATAATGCGATTTAGTATCTCTATCATCTACATTCGATAATGGGGTGGCAACAGCACCGTATGTTGAAGGTGTTTTGGGTTTAGTTTTGGTTCCTGGGCCATTAATGGCTAGATCTATTAAATCTTGAAGTTTTTGTAACAGTCGTGGGTCCGTATTTGGTGATAGTTTTTGCACACCTTGGGCGATCTGATTGATTTGCTGCGGAGTTTCAGTTATTAATTCAAATGCTCTCATGCCAATATTTATCAGATTTCTGGGAATAGACAATCCTGTATAAACACCCTAACATCCTCTTCAGAAAGGCCTAAACTGACCATTACACGCGGTGTATGGGGGTTTTGCTTTTGATTTTGAGCATAGAAATTCTGTTCAAATGTAGTGTCTGCTACTTTATGGTTAGTTTCACCTACTGTTTCTATGTAATGGTTTATTAGTATGTGTGCTAGATTTTCTATTTGATTTAATTCGTGTTCATCACTGACATTTCCTGCAGCTATCATACTCGAACTGAAAATACGCTGTGCCCAATCAGGAAGATCGCGTTTTTTAATCCATTCATATCTGCTGACTTCTTCAGCAAAATATTCTATCATCGGATGATTTCGATCAGTTGTGGGACTGTAATCTATGAAACAGCCTGTGATCTTGTTTTTGCCTGCGATTACGTCAAAGCCAAATATGGGAGCCGGGTTATGGGTATGCGGAAAGACGCAGCAGTGCATCATCCAGAGACCCTTTGTGGATCGGGAATCGACTACATCGATATGGGCTCTGCGATAATTGCCGCTGCTCCAAACACGATTTACCCAACCCGACTGATTAAATCTTTCCATGCCAGGTTCAAAAGCTTCTACACCTGTTTCTGAAAATTTATTTTCTAGTAGCTGTTGTATTTCTATTAGGGTGTCCCATACTTTACTGTTCAAGTGGTTCTCCTTGATCGTTCACTTCGATCCAAGTGTAGTCTCCCAACCATTTTACTCTGCAGATATATTCATACCAATCTGGTGCTCCGGTACTCCAGTCATTAGGACCATGAAGTGTAAGAAGTGTACCACCTTTTCTATTATCATATGCTAACCAATATATCTGTCCGTGGTAGGTTTGAAATTGATATTTGGCCGCGTGGACTAGATCTGTAATCTCTAATCTACGTTTTATGCTGGCTGCTTGTTTTTGGAGCACAGCCACCAACTCCATTATGCGATTATACTCTTGTTGCCCGTGCATACGAGCAACATTGACCATTATATCTTTTTGTTTTTCGACAGGTATAAGATCAAATGCTGGACCGCCAACTTCGGTTGGATAAGGGGTAACGTTTCTATTAAAAAATTGTACGAGAGAATCACCGACTTGACTGTCGTAACTGTCCTTGCCTTTGGCTCGATTACTTTTGTGATCCGTCATTTAGGTCTTTCATAATTCGGATAGCCCATTCAAAGGCTACGCGAGCTTCGTCGCCTAAATCATCTGTTAGTTCTGCACGAATCTGTTCTTTAAGTTTTTCCGGATCTTTAAATTTGTAAAAACGACCTTGGCCAGGTACACGTTTAGCTATCATCTGACCTCCGTACAGGTCGCCCATATGTCGACAGTAAAGATGTGCTTTGATTAAATTCTTTCTTTCTGGATCATTGGATAGTTCTAGTAGATAATTATGATACTCGATAGTAGAAGGTAACCATTTAAAATTATGATCTTTGCCTGCTAGTTCAATAAAATCTTGATAAATCGGCCAGGCTCTTTCTATATCCGGTAGGTTAGTGAAATTGCCTAGTATTTTGTTACCCATTTCAATAGGTTGATAAATCAAAACCATTTGCCATAGATAGTTGGCATAATCTTCTTTGGATATAGATCCGCTTAGAAGTTTCTTAGCGAATTCTGTGCGTTCTGCATCTGAATGCAAGTCTTTGGTTATTTCTCGTAAGCTCATAGTGAGTTATTTACACTTTAGAAATTTTCAATAACAATAATAAGAGATCTTTTTCGTTGTCAAATTTAATGAAAAAGGTGTTTCCGTTATTTTTTTGATATTGCCATTTAGCACCTAATTTTCCGAAGGACTGTTCTATTGTTTTGATAAAATCCAATCTACCTAATCTTCCTAAAGTAGCTGCCGGAGTTCTGTAATCTTTGATCAACGCCCAATGTCCAAATCTTTTCGATCCCACATTTTGATAAGAAACTATTTTGTAATTTTCTTGTATCATTCTCTTTCTAAATTAATCTGTAACGGAAAACCGTTCAGTCTAGAAAGTTTAGTTGATTCTACTGATTTATGTTCAGCGATTTCATAATTGAAAACCCCTACTACAGCAGAACCTGTGTTATGGATTTCTAAGGTAAGATCCTTGGCCACATCTTCTTTGTGTTTGAAAATCGATGTCAAAAGTTCGATGACAAATTCCATTGGAGTTTGGTCATCATTTAAAAAAACCACTTTCCATAAAGAAGGAGGTTGTAAATTAACTTTAACTTTTTCTTCTGTTTTGATTTCTGTGCTCATTCGATGCTCCGGTATCAGTGGGGGATTTCTCCCCCACTATTATTACTTAACCTCTACGATATCGATTACTTTAGGTTTGGCAGACTCTGGAATATTTCTTGTCAATTTAATAGACAGCATTCCGTTTTGTGTCTCTGCACCTACTACTTCGATATGTTCAGCCAAAGGAAATTCTTTGCAGAAATCTCTGGTAGCCAGTCCTCGATGTAGATATACGATTTCTGCACTTTCGTTCGGTGTTTCGCTTTCTCCTTTAACGATTAATACATTATCCTCTACAGTTACTGAAATTTCTTCTTTCTTAAATCCGGTAACAGCAATCTGGATTTCGTATTGATTCTCGCCAGTTTTGAGAATGTTATGTGGTGGGTAGTTATTGGATACACTATTAGCGAAGCGTCGTTCCATTTGATCGAACATCGTGTCGAAACCAATAAGTGCTCTGTTGATAGCATCAAGTCTTGCTAGTGCGTTATTCATAATGATCTCCTTATAAAGTAAGATAAACTGGGCCCTATGCCCTTATTACCGATCCTCACCCGAGTGACCTGTAATTCTTTTTTTCTGTTTCTTGAAGAGTTTCTTCTGCGATTAGTTTAGAAACTTCTTCAATTGCAGATTGTTCTTTTTTAAAGATAGTATCCCAATTAGAATCGAAAGTTTTTTGATCGACACTGAACGGGCGAGCTCTACTACCTTTACCTGCTTCAGCCATCGCTCATTCCTTTTTTTCTGTAAACGTAGCATCCACTACATTATCATCTGTAGGACCTTCGCTGGCTGCTGTTTCCTGAGATGCTTGCTGTTTAGATTGCTTCTTTTCTAACAGTGTTTTCATTGCAGGATAAACTTTATTCAATTCTTCGGTAATTTTATCCTTGTCGTCACTCTTGAGAGATTCTTCCACTGATTTTAATGCAGACTCTAATTCGTTGATTTCGGATTCAGAAAGTTCGTTACGATGTTCCTCGAGATCTTTCTTGACTTCGTGAATTTGAGCTTCTGCAGAGTTCTTAGTATCGATTAGTTCTCTAGCTTTTTTATCAGCTTCTGCATTTATTTCAGCATCTTGAATCATTTGTTCAATCTGTTCTTTGCTCAGACCGCTATCTGATTTGATAGTGATCTTATTTTCTTTACCTGTGTTTTTGTCTTTGGCAGAGATATTCATAATACCATTGGCATCAATATCAAAGGTAACTTCGATCTGAGGTAGTCCTCGACGTGCCGGGGCAATGCCTTCGAGATTAAATTCACCTAATAGCTTGTTGTGCTGAACAAGCTCGCGCTCGCCTTGGAATACTTTGATAGTAACAGCAGGCTGATTGTCTTCAGCTGTTGAGAATGTCTGTTGACCTTTGGTAGGAATGGTAGTGTTCTTTTGAATGATCTTTGCCATAACACCACCCAAGGTCTCAATACCCAAGCTCAGTGGAGTTACATCCAATAAAAGAACATCGGTTCTATCTCCGCCTAGCACAGCGCCTTGGATAGCAGCACCTACAGCAACAGCTTCGTCTGGATTCACATCCTTACGCGGGGCTTTGCCAAATAGCTTTTCTACTTCTTCTTGTACCTTAGGCATACGTGTTTGGCCGCCAACAAGAATAACTTCGTCGATGTCTGTGGCAGTAACACCTGCATCTTGCATGGCCGTGCGACAAGGAGCAAGGCTGCGTTGGATTAGATCCTCCACCAGGCTTTCTAGTTTGGCCTTGGTTAGCTTAACTACTAAATGTTTAGGACCGCTAGCATCAGCAGTGATGTAAGGTAAATTTACTTCAGTTTGTGTAGAATTTGAAAGTTCGATTTTAGCTTTTTCAGCTGAGTCTTTCAATCTTTGTAAGGCCAACACATCTTTGGTTAAATCAACACCTTGTTCTTTTCTAAATTCTTCAACAAGGTAATCCATAATACGTTGATCAAAGTCTTCACCGCCTAGGAAGGTATCTCCGTTAGTGGAAAGAACTTCGATTTGTTTGTCTCCATCGACATTAGCGATTTCGATAATCGACACATCGAACGTGCCGCCACCCAGGTCATAAACAGCGATTTTACGATCTGCCTTATCCTGCTTATCAACACCGTAGGCCAATGCGGCTGCTGTGGGCTCGTTGATAATACGCAGAACTTCTAATCCCGCAATCTGTCCAGCATCTTTAGTTGCTTGTCGTTGGCTGTCGTTGAAGTAAGCAGGAACTGTGATAACTGCCTGAGTGACCGTAGTGCCAAGATAGTCTTCGGCGGTCTTCTTCATCTTGCGCAGTACTTCAGCAGAAATCTGTGGTGGTGCTAGTTCTTTACCTTGTGTTCTAACCCATGCATCTCCGTTTTTACTTTCCATAATTTCATATGGCATTAGGTCAATATCTTTCTGCACAGCTTGTTCTTTGAACTTGCGTCCAATTAGACGTTTAGCTGCATAAATTGTATTTTTAGGATTAGTGATTGATTGACGTTTTGCACTGGCGCCAACTAGAACTTCTTCGTTGGTATAGGCAACAATACTTGGTGTAGTGCGAGCACCTTCAGAATTTTCAATGACTTTGGGAGTTCCATTTTCGACGATTGCCACGCATGAATTGGTGGTGCCGAGGTCAATACCGATGATTTTAGACATACATATCTCCTTATAAAGTAAGATCTAATTGTTTGGGCCCTATGCCCTATAAACTGCCCGTTTGGTACAGTTTACGAATTTTATTTATCTTTGATTAGCCAGAGGCATAAACAATTTTCCGTCTAATCCAGAACTGGCTGTTCTTAGTGCTTTAAAAACGTTTTGAACTCCAACTGCTTGATTCCAGGCATCTTCTAGAGCGTGATGTTTTAGCACGGGTGGACGTTTTGGATCTATTCCTAGATCAAACAAAGTTCGAGTATCGCGAACTTCCCAAAATTGCCAAGGAACAGCTTTTCCTATTTTACGGAATAAATTTTCACAGATGATGACATCAAAGCCTGCACCGTGACTCCAAACACGTTTAGCACCCCAGCAGAACTTATACAGTTGATTCATAGCATCAACGATATCGATCCTACCATTGGGATCAAAGGCTTCGTCCTGCGCTGCTTGACTTTGACTAGCCCACCAATCTAATGTGGCTTGACTGACTGTGCATCCTAATCGATCGCAACTGTCCAAATCAACTTTAACGTAAAACTTTTCACAAGACGGATCTTTTACATCGTCACCAAAAGGATCAAATTTTACAGCACCTATGGTTAGTATAGTAGCGGAGGGGAGAACATCTAAGGTCTCCATGTCAATCATGATATCTGTATTCATACTACTATTATACTTTCTCTTATTATATAAATCAAGTATTATTTTACGAATACGTCATTGATTTGTCTATTGACTCTGATAAATGTTGTACACTTACTCAATTGTTTTAAACTAGATGCACCTACATATGTACAGGAACTACGTAGACCTCCCAACAGATCTAATACGGTATCTTCTACAGCACCTTTATATTTTATTTCCACTGTTCTTCCTTCTGAACTGCGATAGCTAGCCATGCCGCCGCTGTGTTTGTTCATAGCGGTATCTGAACTCATACCGTAGAATGTGACCTTACCGTCCTTGACCTCGCCACCGCCTTCGTCGTGTCCTGCCAGCATACCGCCTAGCATCACAAAGTCTGCACCAGCGCCGAAAGCTTTAGCAACATCGCCAGGGCATACACATCCGCCATCAGCGATAATATGCCCACCGAGACCATGAGCGGCATCGGCACATTCAATAATGGCAGAAAGCTGAGGGTAACCCACACCAGTTTGAATACGAGTAGTGCAAACGCTGCCAGGGCCAATCCCCACTTTAATAATATCTGCGCCACGTAAAATTAACTCCTGTGTCATATCCGCGGTAACCACATTACCGGCGATAATAGTTTTATCTGGCCAAGCATCACGAACGTCGGCTACATAATCGCCGAATGATTCACTATATCCGTTGGCTACATCGATGCAGATAAAATGAATTTCTGGATAGGCGTTGATAATTCTGCTGAGTCTACGAAAATCATTTTCGTTAGTTCCTGTGCTGACAGCAAAATAGTTACCTCCTATTTTTCCTGGAAGATCAAATAAATCATCTTCGTCGTATGTTTTTACTAGACAAGTGAAAAGTCTATGATTGTAGAGAGCCTCAGCCATAGCTAGGGTACCAACACCGTCCATATTACTGGCCATAATAGGGACACCAGTCCATTCTGTTTTACTGTGTCGGAATTTATATGTTCTTTTGAGATCTACTTCTTTGCGACTTGAAAGAGTAGAACGCTTGGGACGGATGAGCACATCACGGAAGTCTAATTTGACTTCATCTTCGATACGCATTTGATACCTTTCTTAGAAATTCTTGGGAGGAAGTTGTTGTTCGCGAAGTTTCTTTTGCCAACGTGCTTTGGCAGCGCCGGCCTTGCGTTTTCTTGTCGTAGTTGGTTTTTCGTAGAATTCTTTCTTGCGTAATGTATCAAGAATTCCCGATTCTTCTACTTTCTTTTTAAATCTTCTTAGAGCCTGATTGATATTTTCGTGCTCTTTTACAAATACTTTTGATCCTTTGATATTATCCATATGTTATATTATAATGTTAAATTTAAGATTTTTGTAACATCGTCTGCATTGTATATATTCCTATTATTGGCAGGCGATAAAATTTTTAATATTCCGAAATAATAAGAATACTTCTGTGCAGCCATATATCCTATTATAATATCGTTTTCGCTATCTGCATTGAAAATTATTAGATCACTTTTATGTTTTTTGTCCAATAACCAGTCTACAGAATCCCCGGATCTCCAAATATAAGAAACGATACTGCCAAAGCCATCTGATCGTGCCAGAGCGTCTGAAACTATCTGATTTTGATCTATATTTAGATCTACTAGCAATAACCTTAAACCATCTACTTGAACATCATCGGGGTCTGTAACTAATATTACACTGTCTGTCATTTTTTACTTTCTTGTATCCGACTCCAAATGGTATTTTCATTCTGTTCGGCATTTTGTTTGTATCCGCTCAGAGTTCTTTGGTTTTCTTCACTTGCTGAAGACCGTCCCTCTCCATCCAAGTCATTGTCTTTTTTTTTGAGATTAAGTTGCTCTTCAGCCCATTTGGCTGCTTCTATAGCGGCTTCATCGTCTTCGTTGACAAAATCTGGTTTTGGTTCTAGATATTCTTCCCAGGGTAGTTTATCTATCACTCCCTTTTCCAGGAGTTTTCTTTGCATCTTTAAAGAACTTTCTGGATTATCAGCCTTCCATCGAGCCATCGCTTCTTTTTCTGAGTGATGTGCGTTCTCTAAGATTTCAATATCTTCTATTTCTTTTTCTTCTTCTACAGCCTTTTCGGCTTCCTCTAGCATCTTATTCCATTTATCAAGATCTGATTCTTTTTCGTTATTAGGAATTTCGGCAGAAGGAGATTGTTGATTATCTTCCCAAGGTTTTCCATCTGGGTATAGATCTTTATCGTCGGCTAAAAATTTGAAATCTTCTTCTTTAGTTTCTTCTTTAGGTTCTGCGACAGGAAAAGGCCATGGGGAATGTACATAATCATTTTCCAGCGGCTCTGGCATATTATTCAATTCGTGTATGTCGCTTGCCATTTCGTCGTCAAGAAAATCAGTTGACGTTTTTTCTAGATCCTGTTCTTCTTTTTGTCTAAACCAAGAAAAGCTGTATTGACTGGCTAGTAATAAAATGATTGCCAGCGGATCGAACACTAGAACTATGGTGATGATGACCCATCTCACTGCTCGTTCTAATAGATTACTATCCGGATTATCTCCGTAGATCAAAGCAGCGATGTATTTAATCGGGCCGACTTCGGCCTCAACTTTTCTTAATTCTTTGGCGATTGGTGCTCGTTCTTCGTTGAGTTTACTAATGTTACTCTGTGCAGTAGCAATATCTTTTTGCAGTCTTGCTCGTTCTGCCTGTTGATTTCGTCTAATTTGTACAGCTCGCTGAGCTGCCTGTTCTGAATCAGATCTGGACATTGTTTGGTCCACAGCCTCGTCCATTTGTTTAAGAGCACGTCTAGACGCATCGATGTTCTCCCTTTCAGTTTTGATCTTTTCATCGATTAACGCGACCTTATCGGCAACGTCACCCGTGGGCACTGCCTGGTCGAGGTGTGCCTTTGAAAGATAACCAAAAATACCCATTGAGGTTATCAGCATTAAAACTGTGATAGCTATCAACAGATATGTTTTTAAGAATCTAGGGGCAATTAGCCAATTTTGCTTCAACCAAACTGTAGCAGATAATTTGCCTACTTCTAACACTACTCCCATAACCATAATAGGAATGGCGGCTGCGGCGAATATACTGACTAGACCCGCTACAGAATAATAAATGGCCACAGCGGAAATTGATAATCCGCTGAGTAAAGCCAACCAGGCTATGATTTTATCGCTGATATTGATTTTCATTGAATTAATATTTATCGACCAACCATCTCCAATTATTATGCGCATTTTCAAAACAAGCAGTCTGCGTCATAACTTTCTCAGTGTCATATGCGATAACCTGCATATGAATCCTTCTACAATAGCCAGAACCTGTGGGCCAAGTCATAACCGGCACCGCAAGACCGCTGGCCTTATTTTGGTACCATTTTACTGTTTGTCCGTTTTCTGCGAACATTACTGCGTGTGTGACAGCCTGGTTATGTGCTGCCTTTTCCTGGGTATCTAAAGTTTTAAACCATCCGAAAGAAAAATCTATCATATGGTTTACAAAGTTTCCACCTTGGTAATTGAAAAATTTTGGATTATCTATATCATTGGCGTTGGCATTATTGCACAATATGGCCAATGGTATTAACAATTTCCCAACTGCCATCAGGTTTTTGACAGCTGATACCCTTGCGTTGAACATTTCGTCCTCCAATTTGCATATAGTATGAGAATTCTCCACAATTAGGAGACATTCCTAAACGCTTAGAAGTTAGCCGCTCGATCTGGTCGTCAGTGCATTCTACTCGAACTTTACTGTTTACCTGTTCCCTATTTTCAGTTTCAATAGTTTGATAGGTATAACAGTATTGTGGTTTTTCTGCTGCAATTTTAGGAGCCGAACTACAGCCTGCCGCTAACAATGAGACGGCTAAGATAGCCGTCCTCATTATCGAGATGCTTTCTGCTCTTTGGCTTCAGCGATCAATTGATCGAATACTGACTTAGGCATCTTTAGTCGAACGAATGTGTAGTGACGTCCGTTCATTGTAAAATGCCCTACTTCTCGATTGATGTGTTCACGAATAGTGGTATCTCTTACAACATAAGAAATTTTAGTAAATGTCTTTTTCTTATCATTGTCAAACACAATTTCAGTATTGCTGTTTACTTCACTGTTAATGCGTTTGGCGAAGTTATTCATGGCAATGGCATACATCTGTTCTTCAGCGGCCTGTGCGTGAATACTTTCACCGGCACCGCAGGCATATGCGAATTCTTTACTCCACCAGAACCAGCCTTCTGTTCCAGCCTGAGCGCAATCCTGATACCAGCTGGGCTGTGCGTAGGTCTTGCGTTCTTCGATACCTTTCATTGATGAACAGCCAGTAATAGCCGCAGCTATCAAACCAACTACTAGAGCCTTTTTCATATTTGCCTTTCTGTGTGTGAATTACGACAATATAAATTGTAACAGGACCCGAAGGTCCTGTCAAGGTTTTGATTTGCCAATTATTTGAAAAAGATCAATGCCATCATAATGGCTTGAATGATAAACCCAAAACCAATAGTGATCACATTCAACATATCTTTTTGGACTGCGGCTTTAACAAACAACAATGAAAGACCGCTCCAAACTAACAATACCAAATCTACTGCCGGCAATCGATCAGTTAATCCTGCCATCACTGCAAGTAGACTGGGCATAGTGCTAGCGTGCAGGGTAATAATCGCTAGCCAACCGAATGTTTCTGCTGAAATGTGACTGATTTTATTCTGAACGAAATCTTTAAAATCTTTAAGTTCAAAGTTTGGCATAATTTTCCTTTTCTTTTCCGCGATAAAAAATGTGTTGTCCGATCTTACCTATCTTTTCCAGAGGCCATCTCGGGTTAACGTAGGTGGCATGATAATATAGAGCATCTTTGAGAATGTCCAATCGGAAGTTTTCCAAAAGAACTTTTTTAGCAACAGCGTAACTTTCATTATAGGCCTCCTTGTTCACTGGTCTAGTTTTGGTAGCAGAATCACAATGCCAACTAAATTGACAGATGACTTTTTCCATCACTACCGTTTTTTGATGCACAACTGCACAGACATCTTTGGGAAATGCAGGGTGGGCTACTCTGTTCAGAGTAACTTGTGCAACTGCTACTTTACCTTCAAATGGTTCATAGCCAGCTTCGCGATAGATGTTCATCGCTAGGCATTCTAGTTGGCGCTCTCTGGTTTTGATTGAAACAACGTCTTGAGAATATAGAGCGTTGTCTTCTTTCAATTTTTCAAATTTATTTTGAGTAAGCGCACTTAAACTATAGGCAAGAAAATACAGGCCTACAATACAGGTTAAAAACTTAATTGACTTTTCCATAAGTCCTCCTTTCATTTGGTGTTGCGATCGATTGCAACATTACATTAAGGGAGTAAACTTTCACGAGGCTCTAAATGAAGAACCCTGGGTTCGTGTAGTTTGTCTCCATTGGACGCAGAATCTCATAACTTCTGTGCCTTTGGAGCCTTGACCGCCCGAATCTCACGGGTTTCTCATAGGCCAAGACTCGCGGAACCTGTTCGTCTAGTGAGTACTTAGATTCAACTATCTTAGTTTCTTTGCGAAACGTAGTAATATATAGTTCAACTTTCATATTATAGCACGAAAATAGGCAATTATCGACGCATTTTGGCGATATCTTGCGCTTCTTCGTCCGAAAAAATTGGTACAGCATTGCTCTTGTGCATAGTGCCGATCCCTTTTATCTTAGTACCAGTATAGACTTTTTGTTCTGGTTTAGTACAAGGACTCATATCTGTAGGATTCAAACTAGGAATCCTAGGACCAGTATCTCGTCGATACGGTGCAGATTGAGTAGGTAGCATCACAGCCGCAACCATAGCACGTTTTCGTTTACGTTCTTCTTGTTCGATGCCCCATTTTTTCTGTAGAGCCTTCCAATCTTCGTCCAATTGTCTAGCCTTTCTGGCTTCATCTGCATTACGAAACTTACGTTTGCCTTTTTTCTTGCCTGTGGTACTGAGCCACGGACCTTCCAAATGCATACTCATTGCAGTCTCCAAAAACTGTTACTGATGTAATACTATAACATCTTTATAACAGACTGTCAAGAAAAAGCCCACCGAAGTGAGCCTTTTTGGTTTTTACCGATTAATTAACGGTTCATAACGTAAAGCGTCACTTCAAACCCATAACGCATTTCAACTGCTTCTGGTTTGGTCCACATAGTGTTTCTCCTTTCTAACAATAAAACATACTTGTATTGCAACAGTATGTATCACTATTATAATACGTAAACTACCTGAAAACCATACGCAAAATCATTAAAAGCCACTAATCACTGACGCTTGAACTTGGCTGCTTCTTCCGAACCGCCAGTGGCATTGCCCTTGCTGTAGCTGTGAGCACCGACACCTGCGAGATTACCACCCTGTACCACTAGATACTCGTTTCGTATAGGGCGATTTTCAAAATAGCATTCCAGCACTTCTCGAACACCTGCGGCATATCTAGTCTGTGCCGAAAGGCTGGTTCCGGAGATATGCGGTGTCATACCGTGCCAAGGCATAGTCCTCCAAGGGTGATCCTGAGGTGCAGGCTGAGGGAACCAAACGTCACCAGCATAGCCTGCCAGCTGACCAGATTCTAAGGCGCGGGCCACAGCATCTCGGTCACAGATCTTTCCGCGAGCAGTGTTGACGATGTAGGAACCTCTCTTCATCTTAGAGATCATTTCCTCGTTGAACAGATGCTCGGTTTCTGGGTGAAGAGGGCAATTGATGGTTACGATGTCCACGGCCTTGACCATATCTTCCACAGTGGGATGCCAGGTTAGATTCAGTTCCTCCTCTACTGATTCGGGCAAGCGATGGCGATCATAGTAGTGTAGATGCACGTCAAATGGTTTCAACAGCCTCAGTACTCTCAACCCAATGCGACCTGCAGCCACAGTTCCTACGTGCATACCTTCGATGTCATAGCTACGACTCACACAGTCGGCGATGTTCCAACCACCGGCCACTACCTGTTGATAGCTGGGGATGTAGTTGCGAACCAGACTCAGCATCTGCATAACCACGTGTTCTGCCACTGAGTTGGAGTTACAGTAGGTGATCTCAGCCACTGTGATATTTTTCTCCATAGCCGCTTGGAGATCCACGTGATCGCTGCCGATACCTGCGGTCAATGCCATCTTGAGCTTGGGAGCTCGGGCGATGCGGTCTGCGGTGAGATAAGCGGGCCAAAACGGTTGGCTGATCACGATTTCTGCATCGTGTAGATGTTTTTCAAATTCCGAATCAGCCCCATCCTTGTCTGAGGTTACCACTAGCTCGTGTCCGAGACTCTCAAGGAACTTTCTCAGGCCTAGCTCTCCGGTAACGCTGCCCAACAGCTGGCCTCTATCAAAGTCCACACTGCGAGGATTAGGTAATGTCTGTCCGTCGGGATATTTTGTAATTACTGGAATATCATCTCTTGCATAGCTTGTGGGATGTCCTTGAACTGGATCATCATAAAGCACACATAAAACCTTTGCCATATTTCCTCCATAAAAAAATAGCTGGTACAATACTTAGTACTAATTTTTTTTTATTATCAATAAAGTGAAAGATGTGCAATGAAATAAGCAATATCGATTTCTTATTAAATACCATATGAAAATCGCAGACCTAGATAATACCAGAGAAATAATTGCTCATCTTACACATCATGGATATTATTCCGAGGATTTGATATCGTCAGCGATGAAAGGGTTTACCTTTTATGAATTCGATCTCAACGATCTAGGATTTCCCGAACCACAAGAATTGTTAGCAGCGTGGCTGGCAGTAAAAAATCAAATTGTGCTTGAAAATCTGCCAACAATGTTCCCAAGTCCATTTTTCTGAAGATTCTCTTACACGATCTCTGTTATAGTTGGCAGCTATGCGGATACTCAAGGCTAAATTTTCACTCATATGTCCATTTGTTCCCTGCTCTAAGATATCTATTGGACCGGGAACCGGATAAGCAGCCACTGGGGTACCTAAACTTAAACTTTCTATAATAACTATCCCAAAGGTGTCTGTGCGACTAGGAAAACAAAATACATCCGCTTGTGCATAACAATTTGCCAAATCGCTTCCTGATTGATATCCTAAAAATTTAACCTTAGAATATTTCTTTTCTAGTTCGTTTCTGTAAGGCCCATCTCCAACTATTGTAATATCAAATTCATTTTCTAGACAGCACAAGTCGTCAAGATTTTTTTCTTTACTAACACGGCCAACATATAACACTGAAAGATTTAAATGTAGATATTTGTTATGACTCCATTTAATACTAGTTGAAAGAGTTTCTCGATCGACTCCTCTAGTCCAAGGTATGATGTCTCCCTTGAATCCATTTTTTTTGAGATCATTGACCATAGTATCTGTAGTGGTTAAAACGCGACCTGAATGTTTATGAAACCAGCGCACATAGGCATAGGTCCAACTCGTAGGAATATGATATATTTCTTTTATAAATTCAGGAAATTTAGTGTGGTAACTAGTATTGTAACGATAGCCGCGTTGGTCAAGATAAAGTCTAGCACACAGACCAATAGGACCCTCCGTGGCGATATGTATATAATCCGGAGATATCTCCTCAATCTTCTTGCCGATCTTCCAAGGAAGGCTAAGTTTAACCTCAGGGTAGCCTGGGCAACTAAAATGTAGGAACTGCCCGGGATCAAGGTATAAAATGCTATACCCGTCCAGAACAGCGTGTTTCTCAATATTCTTGAAAGTCGTAACCACGCCATTTATCTGCTCCCGGAGGTTATCTGTTATAACTAAGATTGTTTTTGTCATTGAATCTTTAACTTGATAAAATCCACAATACGCTGGGCCATGTCCTGTCCGCAGTACTGGTCCATGCCTTCAAAGCCTGGGCTTGAATTGGCTTCACAAATTTTGTAACCATCCTTGTCAAACAACAAATCAACACCTGCTATCTGCAGGCCCAGCACACGGGCAGTTTCACGGGCTAGATAATCTACTTCATCTGTTATCTCAAACAGTTCAGCAGTGCCGCCTTGGCTGATATTGGCACGAAAGTCTCCTTCCGCGCCTGTGCGTTTCATTGCTACTACTGTCTTGCCGCCTATGACCCATACTCGAAGATCGGTGCCAGGTTGTGCATCCACAAACTCCTGTATGATCATAGTTTTCTTTAGACTTATGCTGGCCAGCAGGCTCATCAAACCTGCAAAGTCTTTTTTGTTATGGCACAGGTGAACTGTTTTGCCCTTGCTACCGCTAGTGGCTTTGACCACACAAGGGAATCCTATCTCTTTCTCAATTAGTTCAATGTCAACATCACCGTTGACCAATATGGTTTTGGGTATTGGCAAGTTTTCTTTTACCAACAGTTGACTGGTCAATAACTTGTCAGACACACGACTGATACTGTCAGCATCGTCGATTACAGGAATGCCAAACTTTTCAATTTGACGCATCACTGAACGTGTAAAATAATTAGTACCAGCGCCTGTTCTACTTAACACTAGGTCTGGTAGTTCAATTTTTTCGCCTTTGTAACGTATGCTCTTCACACTGTTACGACTCACAATGATGTCAAAATACTTGGGTTCCAGCACATGACCTTGCATGCCGTTTTTTTTCAAACAGCTCAAAAGGCGTTGATTTTCATAAGAATCTATGTTGGCAGCATAATGCAAGATCCAAATATGTTTCATTACTCTGCCGTTTCTTCAAGATCTTCATCAATTTCCAAATTGAAATCTTCTGGCAAGTCTTCTTCATCTACTGGCGCCGCTACCTCAGGACGAGCAGGCGGATTAAACATGCTGAACCAAACCCACGGATTGAAAATATTAAACCACATCATCTTTCTCCTTTGTCCAAGTAATTATCTCCCATCGACCGTTATGGTGCTCAACTAAGGCTGTATTCTTAAAGGTCGTAACCACGCCATTTATCTGATCCGGTAAGTTATCGGTAACTATTAAGATTTTTTTATGCATTCCCCTTTTACCCTAAAACTTTCAAACTTGAGCCAATATGTCATAGATGATAGTACTTTTTCACATTGTTCTTGGCTATCAAAGTTTAGAAACACTCTTCCCGGTACGTCCTGCGGATTGTTTATGTGTACCGCTATCAATATCATCAACCACATCATCTCGCTCCTTGGTCCATGTTACGATCTTCCAACGACCATCCCAATGTTCGACTAGAGCAGTACATGACTCTACCCAGTCGCCGTCATTCATATATATGATACCGTCTATATCTTTGATCTCTGCGTGATGTATATGTCCGCAGATCACTCCATCAAATCCACGCTTCTTACAGTGTGCGGCTAGATTACGTTCAAACTGAAATATAAAATCAACTGCTTTTTTTACTCTGTGTTTGAGAAACTTACTAAGAGACCAATAACCAAAACCAAACCTATGCCTAATCCAATTAAATCTTGAATTGAGAGCGAGTACAAAGTCATATGCTTTATCTCCTAAGAATGAAATCCAAGGTGCTAGTCTTGTTATACCATCAAACAAGTCACCGTGCACCACAAGATAATGTTTGTTATCAATACCTATGTGCTCTATTTGATTTACGATTTCTATATTGCCAAAGCCGATGCCGTAAGGCATCAAGGGTCTTAAGAATTCATCGTGATTACCTGATACATAAATCACACGAGTTCCACGCTTGGCGTGGCCCATAACTCTACGAACTACATTGGTGTGACTTTGTTTCCAACGCCATTTGTTTTGTTGGATTTTCCATGCGTCAATGATGTCACCTACCAGGTAAAGAGTGTCGCAGGTGTTGTGTTTGAGAAAATTGTTTAGAGCCTCGGCTTTGCAATCTCTTGTACCAAGGTGAACATCAGAGATAAAAATAGAGCGATAAGTTTTGGCCGACATAGCCATATTTATCGCTCTTGGGTGTGTGTAAGATTACAGATCAGTTACAAGTCCTACCCAACTCATTGTGTGTCTCCTTGTGTTTGTTTTGCTATGGATTTGTAGCCCTTATAGGTGGGGTGAACACCATCGGGGCTAATATCGTGAGAACGGCTATCGATAACGAAATCGTTGAATTTGTCTGCTACTTTCTTTACGTTGTTTCTTTTCGTATCTTTGATAGCAGGCAATATCCAATAGACTCTATCTGCTTTGACTAACTGCCTAAGAGTTAACAATTCTTCGTAAGTGTTAATACTCTTATAATCATTTGATCCAAGGCTGATAATTACTGTTTTGGCCTCTTTGTAATTAGATCGCGTATAAAGTATATGTCTATTCACATAATCATAACTGTTAATACCGCTAACAGCATAGGTAGTACAATCTTTTCGAATCTGTCCAACTCCAACTGCTAGGCTATCGCCTAAGATCAAACATTCTAACATTATAGTGTCTCGCCGCCTACTGTGCGGTTGCAGGCACAGAGTTCACCAGTTTGTAACGCATCTAACACACGAAGTGTTTCTTCTGGGCTACGGCCAACGTTCAAGTTGTTGACAGTAACGTGTTGGATAACGTTGTCCGGGTCAACAATAAATGTAGCACGAAGTGCGGCACCTGCTGGGGCAAAGAATACACCCAACTGCTCAACAAGACTTAGTTCCCCGCGCTGTGTGTCAGCGAATTGAATGTGTTTGATCCTAGCAAGATCGCTGTGAGCTTTTTGCCAACCTAGTTTGCAGAACTCATTGTCTGTTGAGCCAGTTAGCAATACTGCATCACGGTCGGCGAAGTCGCTATTCAACTTGTCGTAGGCAACAATTTCTGT